GGACGCCCGAACCGAGAGACGCGTCGATGTCCTCGATGTTGAACTTGGGGATGATCGTCATGTAGCTGGGATATCCCTTGTCATCATAGAGAACGGTCTGCTTTCCGCCGCTCGCGGCCTCGACCGAGGCGCGCAAAGAATCCTTAGTGAAAATGACTGGCATTATACTGCCTCCTTCTGCTGGTTATTGCTGCTCTCGACCGGATACGGCCAGAGTTTGAGTACCACGGCCTTCGTGTCGAGGGAGAGCGGAACGCTCTTTGTCTGCGGCTCGCCGTTGTCCCCCTCCTCTTCGACCGTTTCATACCGCCTGGGCGGGATCTCCACGTCGGCGATATACCCGTTCTTTCCTTCGAGCCCGAGGATGGGGGTTCCGTCATCATTCGTGATGTTCAGGATCGTCTGACTGTCCGCTTCCGCGGCGGCGAGGTCGATCTCAACCCCGGCTACCTTCAGGACCTTCGTTTCCTCGTCGAGGCTGTACGGCGCAACGGCCGTCCCCTCAACCATCCGTATCATTTGCATGGATACCTCCTACAGGCTCGGCTTCGAAATCTCCCAGCGCACCGACAGGCTGTCGGCGACGCCGTTGTAGTAAATCTTGAACCCGTTGACGTTGCGGTCGCCGGGATAGATGTCACCGCGCTGGAATCCCGATCCTATGATGCTCACGAGGTCGAGGCTGATCGCGTAGTCCGCATCCGTGACGGGGAATGGCAGGACAACGTTGGCGTAGGGGGCTGAGGAGAAGAAGACCGGGAAGTTCGGCTCGAGCCTACGCACGTCGGTCAGGGTGACGAGGGAGATGTAGGGATCATTCGCGTCGGTGTTGTTCGCCGGAACCGTGATGAGATAGAGCGGGATGCCGTTTGCAGGCACAGCCTCTCCTAGGTTCGTCGTAGAGAACTGGATGACCCCGTTCGAGTCGACATAGAGATAGGCGTAGCAGGTCTTCGCCACGACATCGTTATTCGGCGGAACGATTGCGCCGTTGTCCAGCGCAAAGATAGGGGAAACCTGCCCTCCGGAGAACATCGACCCCGCAGCCAGCGAAAGGTTTCTCGTAGCCGTGGAGGATTTTGAAACCGAGCATCCGTTGATAATTCCCCGGTTCTGAATCGCCACCAGGCCGGTCTGCTTTCGCTTCGTGCGCGACTTTTCAACCTCCCTGTTTGCGAGTCCACCAAGGCTCATGGCGGCCGTGATGGCCGCAAGAAGCGCGTTCTGGGTGTCCGAGTCCAGGGGCTCGAACTCATCGAGGCGCTCGTCGAGGCTCGCGCTCGAGCCGCGGGCGGCGACTACCTCGTCCGCGATCTTTTTCAGATACTGGGTCCGGTTCGCAAGCTGCTTATGCGGCAGGTTGTCGATGCCGTTCTCGCCTCCGCCCACGGGGTCGGTCGTCTCGATCCGGTATATCCCCGCTTCGAAGGATGCGGATTCGCTTACATTGGCCATTGCTCCCTCCTTAGATGACTATGATGATGGTCCCGTCGATCGCCGTGTCCGAGTCTTTCACGACGGTATCCTTGACCTCCCGCGCGACGAGTGTACCGTCCTCGCAGAAGAATCCAATTTCCTTGATGGTTTTCCCGTTCGCTTCGTTATAGCCGAGGCTGTAGGTTATTTCAATCGAATCGTCGGACAGGACTCGATACCCGCTAATCTTCTTGACGTAGGCGTTCGTCAGCCCGGTGTCGTCAGGGGTCGCGGTTGTCCCGCCCTCCCCGAACCCCACCTTCGTGATTGCCTTCGCCGAGCTCGGCGCTACAGCTTGCGAGGCCAATACTCGTTTCAATGCCTTAGTCTGCATTTCCACCTCCATTACACGTAATATTGAACCGTCTCGATCTGGTAGAAGGAGTAAACCCCATCGTGCAGAATCGCTCCGTTATGAGCCTGAACACCATCATAGGCGGCCGCTCCTGTTTTCGTCATGACCAAGTTCTTCGTCACGCGGGCCCGGTCGACTCCAATCTCGATGCCTCGGTAGACGCCAGAATGATTGAAGCGCGAATTGTGCATGATGCGTTCGTCGTGAAAGAAATTCCGAACCAGCTGCTCCCTGTAAGTCTTGCTGATCGCGACCGTATTCCGGGAATTCTGGAGACCATAGAGCTTCGCGTTTTTCGGGACGATTCTCTCCATGCGCAGACCGTTGAACAGGTACTGGCCATCGTGCTGAATGCTCCCATCGTGGCCGATCGACCGAAAGACGACGCTTCCGTAGTTGAACTTGATGGTGCTGTCGTGCTTCTGGGACGTGTTGGCATCGAGCTTCGAGCTCCAGCTTATCGTCACGCGATCCCACGGGATGTTGAGGCGGCTGGCGAGGAGGGAAAGCTCGGAGTAAACCCCGGCTGGCCTAATACTCGAGAGAATCGTCTCGAGGTCGCTCGCAATGTAGTATTTGAAGAATCCGTTGTGATTATAGGTATTGGTGTACTTTATTGAGCCGTCGTGAAAGACCTCGGGCGAGGCGGCGATGTAGACCTTGATCGCAGGATAGTTGACCTTCCCGAAACGGACCCCGTCGACAAGGACGCCATTCCCGTTCTTGTTTCTGAACCGGATATAAACATCGGTCGACGAGGGAAGCCTGACCAGGAACTGGATTTTCTTGTAGAACCCGGCCGTTGTATCGTCGACGGTTTTCAGATAGGCGTATCTCGCCGTTGTCCAGACGCCCGAGTCGGCGTTCCAGTATTTCCCGTAGCGATCGCGAATTTCAAACTCGACATCGCCAGCCCCCTTCTTAGTGCTTGAGAAGAAAAAGAGGAAGGAGTAAAGCCCATCCGAACATTCGGACAGCTTTTGCTCAATATATCCCGTGCTATTCGCAACCGCTGGATTTATAAAGAGCGCCGATCCACTCTCGAAGCTCTTCGAGTAAATAATCCTGAATTCTGTATCGGGTGTGCTGAGAGTCCAGCCGTCCAGCTTATCGAAATTCCCGTTCTGAACGAGGTTGTCCACAGGGTAATTCTGGACAAGGTAGATATGGTCCCGATCGAAGAAATACGAGAATACGTCGAATATTACCTTGCAGGAATTCCAAGATGTATTCCCGTTTCGTTCAATCCGGGATTTGTACCTCGTCCTAAGGTAGTCGTCAGGCTCAGAATAATGACGCTGAATACTCGAAAAAATGGAGATGATGCTTTCGAGGAGAACGCTATCTGCATCATCAACCCGGCTCGTCTTTGAGTAGTAATCGATGAAGTCGAACACGTCCTTGATCGAGTTGGTCATGCCTCCAGAATCGCTGTCCTCGTCGGCGACGAGGGCCTTATAAACCTCATCGTCCTTGTTGAACGCCGAGGGCATGAAGCCGTTGATCGCACGAGAAACCGTCTTGGTCTCAGCCATTACACGCTCTCCAGGGAGAGGGTCCCCATCCTGATGATCTGCCTATCGGTCGGAGTGGTCGTATCCGGGGTCATGGAAATGACCTCGAGGACTCCGCTTTGATTCATAAGTATGTTGTAGACGACCTTCTTGTCGTAGGCCGTCCCTATATTCAAACCATTGATGTACTTGGTCAGCTTCGTTGTAATTTCGGATTCGATGAGCCCCTTGGGGATATTCCAGTTGATCCGAATCACGATCGAAGGATTCACATTGATGATCGAAGGGGCGAGGGTTCGGCAGTTGAGCCCGCACGCCCGCGCGCCCTCCGTCTCTTCGTCTCCATCGAGGGCGGTCTGGATCGCTGTCTTGAGCGCGCTCGGGAGATAGCCGCTTCCATCCTCGGCGAACACCGTGAAGTTGTACCCGTCCTCCGGGGGGAAGTGCTCTACGACTTTGACCGATTTTATGCCGTTGATCCCCAAGGCCGTGGAACGAATTCCGGGTACCGAAGACTTTCCCAGGCCATCGATGTAGTCCTGGAAGCGATTGTGGTATTCCTCGTCCGTTTCCTCATCCACGCCGCCCGTGAACGCAGCGTCATTCCGAACACTGTCCACACCGAGGAGCGTCCCTGATATGGTGTCGATCTTGCCGATCCCCACGTTTCCATCAGTTCCGACGGCCGTGCAGGTCACCATAACGGCAGAGGACTCCTTCGCCCCCGAAGCGATCTTCACCTCCGCCGCGGTAATGAAGGCCACCCCCGAGCCCGTCTCAACCTGCGTTGACGCCGGGATGGCGACCTCGCTCGCAGAGGCAACATCCCGAGCAAAAACCACGTACCCCGATGCAGCCAGGCCTGACTTCTTCTTGAAGTTGAATTGGGCGTAGGCTATATTCTTCGAGTAGGTGTTCACGTTGGACATCGCCTTGAGATAGAGGGCCGCCACCTCACGCGCCAGCGCCTCAAGGATCGACGATATGACCGATCCGGCATTGAAGTCGGTGAGTTTATCCTGATGCGCAATGACGTAGTTGCGCATGTCTTCGTAGATGGTCTTGTAGGACTTCACTTCCATTTATACTGCCCCCGCGAAACGACGCCTTACGCCGTCGTCAGTAGTATACAGGAATTCCACGGAAAGTTTGTCACCAGCCCCCGTGAAAACCAGATTTTCGATCTTCGTGACCCTCGGGTCCTGCATAACAGTATCCTTGATCGATGTAGCGACATAGACAGCCGCCGCGGCGGCCGGCTCGCCGACGGATGAACGGATACCATAGGTGTTTAGCCTCACCCGGTTCCCAAGAGACTCAGAGAGCCTCATGAGAATTGCCTGATTCATGTTTTCGTAGTCGTCCACGACTGCCAGGTCCCCGTTATCGGCTACGGCTAGGCAGCCATCGTCATCGAGTTTGATGTCAATTCCGATCGTGTCGCGCCTGTTCTCGGGCGCAAAGACGTAGTTCGCCGTGTTGAGCGAGTTGTTGTCCAAAATCGGTATTTTGAGCTGCATCCCCGGCGTGATATCTGCATCGCCGGATAGGTCGTTGAAGAGCGCGATCATAGCTGCTTGGTCGGGATCTCCGAAAAAGCGGTTGGCTATCTCTTCGAGGGTCGTCTTGCTCGTGGCGATGGTCCGGATGCTCCCATACGAGATGATCGCCACGTCGTTCCCTGACGCGTCCGGAATAATCCTGGCTTCGGGGGCCGTCGTAGAAATGGCCGCGACATAGACGAGGGCAGCTCCATCCTCGGCATCCTGAAGAACGGTCTCTGTTTTGCCGGTGAAAAATGCTTCAAGGTTCCCCCATTCGCTTTTCGCTGCATCTTTCGTCGTATTCCATTTCTCATAGACTGAATCGGGAATTATCGTTCCATTTTCGTCGAACTCGTCGATCACGCTCTCTATCTGCTTCCTGACATCCGCAACGCCATCTACAACCGCAAGGGCCAGGTCGGCCGGCGAGGAGACGACATCCCAGAAGGTCTTGTAGACATCGAGCCCGAGAGAGATCGTCGACGTTACAATGCCGGTTCCAGTTTGAACCAGACCGACCACATTGTAGATAGTCCCCGTGATGAGAGCCTTGTAATACTCGTACTTTGCCTTAAAATCGTCGATTTTCTTCTGGACGCTCTTCAGGGAAGCCGATACCTTCTCGCTCCACTCGTACATGTCGACGAGGAACTGGAGGGCCTCGGTGGTCTTCGTGATTTCATCGTCGATCGTGTTCTCGATGATGCGCGGCGGCGGCGTCTTGGGAACCTTGCTTTTCCCGAGAATCCGGAGCCCCACGAACTCTATGGAGTAGGAATAAAAGTAAGGCCTGTCTTTGTTCTGGGATATTTTGAAATCCTTGAGTATGACTTCCCAAGAATCGGGATTGGCGACTGTCGATCCATTAAGCTCGGCGTCCACTACAGCAGCCAGGTTATACAGGTAGAATTTAGCCTCTCCATAATCGTCGGGGTGATTCTCCTTGTAGCGGATGATGGTGTCGCGGATGTAGTAAATCTCCTCTTTCCCGGTCATCCATAAATCGCCATGACCCTTCCGGTAGATTTTCTTGATAGCCGAATTTCCGGTTGTTCCAGAGAGGACTATCTTGCAGGCTTCAGGCCCGTAATCGTCGATGAACATCCCGCCAAAAGTCTTGGTCTCCGAGACGCGCTGGGGATAGACGACCTCAACCGACTCCGGCGGCATTGAGAAGGTGAATAATTCGGGTTCAGTCCATGGACCGTCTATCTCCAAGAGATAGGAGAGTTTCCAGATATCAGGATAGTGGAGCCAGTATTTGGTTGCATCATTTGAATTTCGCGTCGTCAGCATAGGCCCCTCAACTTATAGTTCCAGAACCGGGCCCGGTCGTCGCGCCCGTCTGTGCCGCCGGAGATCCAGCGGTCGAAACAGGAATACCCGCCGAAACCGTGACCATCGCATTGGTCGTTATGTGCGAGAGAATCTCCCCCGCGATGTCCGTCCAAATCTGTGTCGCCTTGGCCTTCGCCTCTGCGGAAGCATCGGCATCCATTATTTTATTCGCAATCGCGGCCCCGAGGACCGAAGCGCTCATTGCCATCCCCTTCCTCCTTACGTCCCCGCCACGGTCTGCCCAACGTGCGGCGCTCCGGTGATCGGACAGAATGGAAGCGCGCAGAACGGGCCCTGGCCCGTTGGAGCCGCGTTCCCGTTCACCGTGAGCATCCCCCCGGTGATTTTGCCCTGGGTTGTGGTGATCGTTGCCCCTCCGGCGGCGAGCTCGACCTTGTTCCCATTATTGTCCTTCACGATGACGCCCGAGCCGTCCATCGTGATCTCGTTGCTGTTCTTGTCCGTGACTTTGGCTCCATTTTCGTCGATCACGAGCTTATTCCCGTTCCAGTCCGTCAAGTCGATCTTCTTCTCGCTCTTCTTGACGATCAGGATGAAGGAGTCATCGTCTTCGACTTGCAGGTCACCCTTCTCTTTGTCGTAGGTCTTCTTCCACCCGCCCTCTATAACAGAAAGTGCCTCGGTCTCCTTGTCCTTCACGAGGAAGTCGTCCTTCTGCTTTTCAGCTATCGGCAGGAAACAGGAGGCAAGAACAAAGCCTGAATCTATCTCGCCGCTAGGCATCATCACGAATACGATAGCACCCTTCGGTGGAAGATCGCGCGCCCCGAGAATCGGCTTTTCATCTATCGTGGTCCATTCCCGGCTCGCCACGGGAATATGCGTCACCTCATGGCCGGTAGCCAGCTGCACATCCACAGAATGATCGACAGAGTGGCGCTCGAGAACCTTGCCCCAAACGCCATACTTTGAAACGGGAGGATCGGATTGAATTCCCTGCCTGGGCGCGATTCCGGACTTAGCGCCGGTACTAATCGTGATTTTGCGTCCCATATCAGCTACCCTGCCCATTCTCGCGATAGGTGGTCGCCTCGAATTCCTTGAGACGCTTCCCCAGATTCTTAATTGGCCCCAAGAGAGCCCCGCTCGAGCCGTACATGTATCCTCTCGTGACTTTCAACGTCGTTTTCGGAGAATCGCCATAGGTCCACTTGCGATCGATCTGCTCGATGTAGAATTCCCCTCCAAGAAACTGCGCCCGAGCCCCTACTACGGGGTACTTCATCACGGAATCGTCGTCTATGCTTATGAGATTGATGGAGCCGCTTAGGAATTCATCGTTCTTGCAGTACCAGTTCTTCGTCATTGCAGCCACGTCGTTGAGGGCCTTCGGAATACTGTTCGGCTTATCAGGATCGCGCTTTAGAAAACGGATTGTAGTTCCGAGAGGACGATATCCGTACTTCAGCCACTTCTCTTCATCAATGGCTCCATTCTCTTTATATTTATCGACGACCAAGGACATGTTGTCGGTAATGCTGAGATTTGGGGCAGTGGCGTAGAAATATGTGCTTACTTCGGAATCGTCGAAGCCGACATCGTAATCGGTAAGAGCTATCGGATGAATCTTGAACGAATCTAGCGCTGCCCAGTCTTCAGCCTCGAATGGAGCGGGGCGCGCGATGATGCAGTATTTTTGTTTATCGAAGTCCCATCGACCGAAAAGCTCACAGAGAGGCGATGGAACTATTTTTCGCCACATATCCCAGATGTTGTTCACGCCAGGCTGGTATAGGCTCGCAACGATGGGTAGAAGAGTCTCAAAGGTGTCGGCGATCTTGCTTTTATCGATCATCCGATCGAGGAGCGCTTTAATTGCCGACTGAGTGCTGCTACCTCCTTCTCCCGCATCTTTCAATGAGACGATCTTCATGAAGCTGTCATAGTAATAGTCCATAGTGGCCTTCATGGTTTTCTTTTCGTCCGTAGCACACTCTGCCTTCGTGGCCTGATTCAATGCTGGTGCTGTCTTCCCAAGCCAGAACCGTGGGTCCACATTCAGCTGGAATAACTTCAGAAGGTCCCCGAAGCCATTCCCCGAAACGACGATCGTTCGCGTGGCCCCCTCCTGCCCCATCTTTGCCGAATACCTAACGCGATGCACGATACCGCAATACCTGATTACTCCGAACTCCTCGATGTACACGAGGTCCATGATGGCGATCTTGTCGATCCAGGTGAGGCCATTCTTATCGACCTCCGGAGTGAAGGAAAGCGAGAAGGGAGATTCGACATCGTAGACCGACTCGGAGTAGGAGTACGACAAGAGTGCGTCCGACATGGCCTCGTAGTTTTTTGCGCCTGCCCATTTCTCGCCCGCCTTGGCCTTGTCATCCTCCAATACCGGCTTCGGCATGAACTTGACGATGATATATTCAGGGCATGAGGAAGAGCTGTAGTCGGGGCGCTTGATTGTGATGGCGATATTCGGCTTTCGCTTAATGTAGTTCACAGCCTACCTCCCATCCACCACAACTTGAATCTCGCTCGCTTCCTTGAGGGCCTTTGGGATACTGACGCCGAGGTCGGCAAGTTGCTTCACGAGCTCCTTGAGAATCGCTAGATATTCAGCCTCAGAGATTTGGGTATCTTTATCCCCGGTCTTCTTCGATCTCGCCTGATCGAATAGCGGCTTAACGGCTCCATACTGGAGATAGCTTCCATACCCAGTGATGAGCTGGGTCACAGCGTCTTGGGCCTTCCCATTTCTCGATTTAGAGAAGGTCATTCGATTCGTCAGGAAATCGTTGGTGAACATGTCCATCATATTGCGATTAGGGTCCGTGTCGGGGTTACTTGACGCCCCCGGCCTTCGATAGCGATTGCGATAGCCCTGATAGATCTCTTCCCACTCGCCTACCGTGAAACCATCCTTCCCCTTACTCCGGAGCTCGGACTTCAGGAATCCGAACATCTCGCTTGCCTGGAACGAGGTTATACCATTGCCCCAAGTATCCTTGAGTGATCCTGCAAGGGCCTGAGCATTCGCATCACCGCCTTCAAAGGCCCTTTCGAATTCTGGCCCGAGGCCGAGAAGCTTCACATAATCCTTCTTCGGGATATCAACGCCTGGCGCCTCGCCTACCCGTTTCTTAAAGGGCCCTTCAAAGTCGGGGAAGTCCTTCACATCCTTCAGGTCTGAATAGAGGTCCCCATAGGACTCAGGATGCGTATAGATATAAAGCCTCTGGGCCGGGGAGAGCCCCTGCCAGGCGGACTGGACTCTACCGGCGCTCTCGCCATAGTCGCCTATTCCATTCCGGTCTTTGTCCGGCTGCCCTTTCCCGCTGTAGGCGGAAGCGAAAAGACGCTCTACGCGACCACGCTCGCTCATATCGGAATCACGCACAAAATATTGATCGAGGACCCCTTTGTTCTCCGCCTTGTAGGCCTCGAACATTTTGCTCCCCGCCACTCCTCCAAGAATTCCTTCGAGGAATTTTAGCGCCTGTCCCTTGTATTCGATGAAATTCTTCCCAGTGTTGGCCAGGTCAAGCTTGATCTGTTCGGTATTCGAGAGGAGATCTTGCTCTGACGAGCCTGCGTTCTTGGGTTCGACCGCCGCCGCAGTGGCGTCCTTGAGACGGCCAGCCTTCCAGGCCGAATAGACTTCCTCGGCGCCAGTGGCGTTCAGCCCAAAAAGTTTCATGGTCTGGAGAATGGTTTCGGTTCTGTCTCCGCCAGCAAGCTGGGACTCCACGATACCCATCGCCTTATCCATGAGTTTCGGCGTGAGGCCGCGGTCGAGCTGTTTCGAGACCGTAATGTAGTCGGAAGGGTCGATCGAGGTCTTGCCGGACTTCGCGACCTGCTCGGCGGCCTCGTCCTCGAGGACTCCCTGCATGGCGCGGTACATGATTACGTCGTAGTCGGAATTGAGGTTGCTCGCCCCCACCACTACGTCGTTCATTTTCTGGAATCGCTGGGCCCCGAGCTCGCCTTTCCAGGTAGTCCCGATCGCGGCCAGCATGTTTTGGGTTCGCGTGACTTCTCCGAATCCCTTCACCACGCCCCTGGAGAGCCCCTCCTCGAAGATCCTGAGAGTCGCATTGAGGTATTCTTGGAACTGCCCGGACTGCATCCCCGACGCGAGGGTCCCGCCATAGGCGAGAGCGAGCGAATCCCCTTCGAGGCCATACCGCTTCGAGAGCGCTTCTGTCTCGGTGAGGTCTCCTCGGTCGGCGCCCGTCGCGCGCTGGTACCGAAAAATCTTGTTCTCGGCGCCCCAGGTGTCATCCTTCGTTAGGCCCTTGTGCCCGAGCTCTGTCGCGAGCTGGATGCCTTCCTCCATGGAGTACCCGTATTGGAGCGCCTGCTCGGCCGATCGATTGAGAGCCTCGGAGAAGGCGACGCTGTTCTTCTTCGCATCATTCCCGAGCATCCCGAGCGTGGCGGCCAAGTCCATGGACGGCTTCATCACCTTCTCGAACTGCTCAGAGAGCTTGTTCGCCCCCGCGGCGAGAGCAACGACGCCACCTACCACGGCGCCGCCGACAAGAAGGCCTGTGGGGAGCCCCTTGATGGAATCCAGGAGGCCCATGGAATCGCCGGCGGCCCCCAGCGCCGCTCCCGCGGCGTTCCCGCTGCCGGCCGATCCTATATAACCCTGTCCTCGGTTGAGAAAGCGGGATACCCCCTGAACCGTGCGAAGGACCGGGCTTCGGCGCTCATTTTCGTCATCGCCGCCCACCTTGGCCTCGGCAAGCATCTGCTTTCGCATCTTGAGCATAAGTTCGCCATATTTCTCAGCATTCCCAGATTCACCGGCCATCGTGGCTTTTTCCATCGCCCGGCCGAGAGAATCTAGGGCCCTGGTGAGCTGATTGGCGTTCGATACGGCATCGCCGGTTTCGAGCGATGCACGTATGGCTACTTCATTATTCATTCAAACGACCTCGTAATCTTCTCAATATCCTCATCCGAATACCCGATCTGCCTGAGCTCGTCTGGGTCGAACGAGGGCTTCATGTCCTCATTGGCACTCTTCTCTCGGTATGCCTTTCTGGTCATTTCTTCATCGTAATCAAGCCAATACTGAAAAAGGACGGTTATTTGCTCTTCGGTCAGCCGCTCAACTCTTGGGTCCGTAGGCAAGACCCTGAAATGCTCCATCACCCACAGGCGCTGGAGCCGGCGTTGATCCGCTTCTTTGAGGAGCTTCGCCAAGTCGGGATTCCTGAATTCGCTTTCCCACCTCTCCACGAAACGTGCCAACCAGGCGATAGAGATCTACAACATGCTCTTCGTCCGGGCACTCCTCCCAGCTCCAGCCCGAATTCTCCGCTTTGGCTTTCTTGAACCAGTCGGGCCCATCGATAATTACGACATCCAGGGTTGACCAGATGAGGTTGTTGTAATTGGCGTATTCGTCGAACGACTCGGCAGGAATTCCATTCCTTCTCATCGCCCTGCGCTGATCGATTTTGAACCGATCGCGACCGGAAGGGTATCTGATCCGGTAAGTGCCTCGCTTCGTCTCAACCGTGCGTTCTATGGCCTTTCCGGAGAGAAGGACCTCGAGAACATCGATACCAGGGGTTTCGACCGTCTTGGGTGTCTTCTCGGCCTCCCTTGACTCTTCCTTGGGCTTCTCCACGATGTCGAATTCGAGTTCGTCGCTCATGATCGCTCCTATGGCTTTTTACTCCCCTGCCGGATGGCAAGGAAGGCGGCCGAGCCCTTCGGGAGCCCGGCCGCCGGGGAAATTACAGGGTCCGCTCCAGGGCGCGAAGCTGGATGTTGGCCTTCGCGTAGGCGTTGCCATCGATGTTCATCCCATCGTCCGTGACGATGACGCCCGAGAAGGCCGCGAGAACGACCTTCTCCTTCTTGTTGTAGAAGTCGAGATACTGGAAGCCCTTCGGCTTCCCGGCCTCCATCACGTCCGTCCTGGTCGGAAGGAGCTCGGAGAGCGTGACACTTCCGCCGCCCTCATACTGCTTCGATCCGGTTACGCGCTTGGCCGGGATGAAAGTCCCGATGGTGATTTCGCAGTTGTAACCGTTCGGATCGATCGAGACAGGACCGAGGTGGCCGATAACCACTGCGTCCTGGACCTGAAAATTCTCCGAGTAGGAGACGTTCGTTGCGAGCCCGATCGTCTTTTCCGGGGTTGCGGAATTGACACCGACGCGGACTTCTACGTTGGCGCCGGTCGCTATGATCTGCTCTTTGATATTGGGCAGGGCCATTCAATCCTCCTTAGACCGAGACGGATTCGGTCGATCCGTCGTAGACGTGCTGATTCGCGGTGATGAAGAAGAAGTTCTTCGGCGCCGTGAGATAGGTGTGATACTCGATATAGGTCGCGCTTCCGCTTCTGCGGATCACGAGGCCCCAGGCGAGCTTCCCTTCGTCGGTCTTCACGATCAGGCCCTCTCCGTACCAGGCTTTCACCTTGGTCCAGAAGATCGCCTCCTCGGTTCCGCCCGACGCATCGTCGCCGGCAGTGCCCACGCTTCTCGAGATGGCGTCCCGAAGATCGCGGGCCATGTAGTTCGACTCGCGCTTCATGGAGCGCTCGCAGCGCTGGAGCTCGTTCCCCTGGTAGGTCGTGAGCGAGCGAATCGTGGCCAGGCGGTTGTCCTGGCTCTTTCCGCCCGCGGTGACTCCGGCCTGGATGAGCTTCACGAGGTCGCCCTTCTTGAGGTCGACTTCCCAGGAGAGGATGTCCACGCTCTTGTTGGTCATCGGCTCGTTGATCGCGAGAGCGACCTCCTGGCCGATAAGCTTCGCAGCATACATCGCCGGGGAATAGGTCTTTTTCTTCGAGTAGTCGAACACGTCGTAGTGATAGAAGCCGGGATAGGCTATGGAGCCGGTGTCCGACGCGAGGTTCTTTGCCCGCGCGACGGCCTGATCCACCGACTCGCCAGCCGCGCCGCCCACGAGGAACATCCTCTCCTTGCGGCCCTCGACGGAGGACATATTGATGCAGTGGTTCCTGATAAGGATGTGGACCGCCTCATCGGTCGCCGACGTGCCGATTATCTGCACGTCCTCGCTCTCGAGCGCGAGGAGCGTGGCGGTGTACTCGGTCACCGTGCAGGCTCCATGCGTTCCGCCGCTGAAATAGGCCCAGTCCGTATCGTTATCCGGAACGACCCTCGTGGGGGCCGCGTCTACGAAGACGGCGGAATCCACGTAGGGGATCTTCTCGAGCGTGTCGATAATGGCCTGGAGGTTGGAATAGGCCACATAGGGCGCGGCCTTGATGGCTTGGCCCGTAACACCATCGAGCTCGGTCGATTTCTCCGTCGCCACCCCCGTCTTGATCACGCAGGTGTAGGCAGCGTGATCGTTGATGTAATTCACGAGGTCCTCGATCGTCGGGAAGGAGGCGAAGTCGACATTGAGGTTGTCGGCCGCAGCTCCGGTGATCGTGGTGGTAAGGTTGGCCTTGGTTATGCTGAGAACCGCCGCGGTCCCCGTTCCGACATACTGGATCTCCAGCGAGGGGCGGATGATGTTGTCGATGACCGACTCGCTGGTCCCAAACACGAAGGTGAGCTTCTTGGAGCCCGCCGCAGTGCCGGCCTCGAGCTTCATCTTGAGCTGGTTCGTGTGGAGGCCCCAGTCCCAGGACTTCACCGTCACGAGGTCAGTGACCCCCGTCCTAAGGACTCGGCTCGCCTGGGTTCCAGGATTGACGCGCATCGCGCCGACCGCCTGGGGGACGAGATCGTTTCCGGGGGAGAAGGCGCACAGAACGGCCTCGAGGAGAGGCCCTCCCCTGAGCGCATCGATCGCCTCCGAGGGGGAATAGTAGAAATTGAGCGTGTTCGGCTTGCCGCCCTTGGCTTCACCGATGAACACGGCCCGATTCGCAGAGACTCCTCCGCCCGCGCTCTTCACGAAATTCGTGCGAGAGTACGCGCCGGGGATATAGTGTTCCGTCCGCTGTCCGGCCGACTGGAACGGTACGCTGTCGACACCCATGAATTACCTCCTTGCTCAGTAAACCCTGCGGTTGATGACCGAATCGACCTCGGCGGCCCACTCGGCTTCTGTCTTGATCTTGCCTCGATAAAGGACCTTGAACATATCGTCAATGCCCTTGCCCTTCGCGTTCTTAGCCAGGTAGCGGCCGATGTCCATGACTGGGACGGCTACTTCCTCTACGACTTCCTCGTCATCACGCTTTGCCATGCAATACCTCCGCCCATACTGAATCGTTGAGCTCCGTGAGATCAGAGTCGAGAATCGTCTGCTCGACCCAATAATCCGCCTCGAATGAGACCTGGCCTCCGTATAGAATCTGCCCGAAGTCGAGGTTGTAGTTCCCGCTTCGCTGCCCTCGGATGGTGTCTTCGAACACCGTTATGCCGTGCGCTTTGTCCAGCTCCACGCGCTTGGGCCCGCAGAGGAAGAGCTCGACGAGGTTATAGAGCTCGTTCTTGAGCTGGATGTTCTCGCTCCAAACCTCGATAGTCATGCGGTCCCGCCTGGGCCCGAACCCCGTGACTCCGTAGAGCGCGGAGTTGGTGGCGAAGTAGGTCTTGAGCCATTCGAGAGCGCCTGAGGCAATCTGATACCCCGCGCCAGCAATTTGGTCCACGTCGGTTGGTTCAAGGGTGCAGGCCTTCCACTCATGAACCTCGGCGAGCTGTGGAACCTTCTCATCGCTTCCAGATACCACAGTGATCGAAGGGAAAAGCTGGCCATCGTACACGGATCCGTTCGACTGCTGGTTCAAAAGTAGCGCAAACGGGTGCTCATTGGATACCCTAACACTCCCTACCACCGGATACAGCTCATCGAAGCGAACGTCCGCGAGGTACTTCTTGAGTTCCTCGATGAGTACGTCTTCGATTATTGCGCCCTTGTTCATAATTAGAATCATCCGTTTATGTCCTCCATGAGCCCATCGTCGACCGCTGCCTGAAGAGCTTCTCTATACATAGTTGCTAGATTCGGTGCTACTTTCCTCGCGGCCGTCGCGGGACGTATCCACGAATTGGCGGGCGATTCCGCTGAGATAATCCGAAATGTGAAGTACATAGAATTACGTGGATTTGCAGAGTCCGGAAAAGACGACATGCCTTCTTCATTCCCGCCCACCCCTCTGAGCATTGCTCCCCACCCCCGCTTCCCTTCCTCTCCCTGATATTCCGCACGCTGGACCATTTCCCCCCAAAAATTAGATTCTTCGTGAGTAGTTTCAGTAACAGTAGTGCGCTCCCATATTTTTGCTCTTCTCTGAGCAAGTATCGTTTTGTAAATTTGATCGGGGATAATGTTCCGGAAATGCCCCTCCCAGGCACCCGGAGTCCCCCATCTGAAGGGGACTATGAGGTAGGGAACCCAGCGCGGATTGGTTTTGGTGCCCTTATTCGCCACGCGCCCCTTGTCGCCATAGGGATGGGTTTGCTTCATGTCGAGCTGAGGGGTCCCGTTCTCGATGCCAGCGGCCATCTTCGAGTCGTTATAGACCGTGTAGTCTAATGGTCCATTCTTACGGACCTTCACGCCTGCCACATATTGGGGAGAAGCACGCTTAAGTGGTTCTACTCCGGCAATTTGCTGTTGTCCAGCGGCAAAGGCGCGCCATGTATTTGCCATCTCATTAACCACAGTCTGGAAGTTTTCCTGTGTTGCAGGAAACCCTCCATCTACACGGAGGCTTCTCATTCCAGCTACAATTTCGGCTAGATATGAGTTTTTTGGCACAATAGAGAGCCTGATCATATCGCCTTCCTCTCCGCATACGTCGAGAGAAGCTTCAGAGCGACGCGACGCGGAAGATTCTGGTTCTCGCCCGACCTTACGTTCGGAAATTCCTTAACAACCCGGTAGGTTGGGTTGAACTCGTAGAACACGAAATATGCGGCACCAATGGCCGGTCGTTTTGTCCCCAGCCAACGTATTTTGTTCGTCCCCCAAAGCATATAGTCCACATTCGGCAGATAGATCGTGGCACCGCTCTCAATTGCCGGGATAGAGCTGATATAGAACTCTGGAAGCGCGTCGATATCTCCCGATCCATGAGATATAATGCGCTTTCCGACCTGGGTGGCGGAAAGGAGCGTTACTATGTCGCCCTCACCAACTTTGTAACTCTCCGGGAATGACATGCTCGCATCGCCCTGCGCCATTTCCAGGAACCGGGCGTCCGACTCGCGGTATTGCTGACCCGTGACAACGAAGAAGGCTGGCTCGATGTACTCGACATCCATCGCCACGACGGCATCGCCCGTGTTGGGATCATTGGCGACAGCCGAGAAAGCCAGATTCCTTCTCGTCATGGAAACCGGATAGTCGACATCAATGGTTTCGTTCCTGAGCGCCCCGATGGTTACTATGTCCGCGTTCGTCTCCTTGTCGGCCGCTATCCCGGCGGCGCCAACCACTGAGAGCCCGTCGAGAGAGAAACAGCCATTCCCCAGGTAGGTAGCTATGGACCGATCGAGCTTCTTTACGAGGGGCTTCACGATTGCCAGGTCAAGACGTTCTCCTTTTGCGGGAGTCCTTGCCCCGGACAGGCGGACGAAGCGACCATATCGACCAACCTCTTTGAACAGTCCGCCCTTGTAGTCATGAGCCTCGAGTACTGTGGCTCCCGAGTATGACTCGGGGAGTTCGACGACAACGTCATCCATGACCAAAAGAGAGAGCGTCTCCTCGATGGTTTTCTGGAATCGATACTGCCATCCCTCGCCACCACAGAGGCGACACTGGATATCGGGGCGACCATTCTTAAGCGTACATGAGCATCGGATGGCCTGAAGCCATCGAACCCACTGCCCGTGACGCTCTATGAGAGCCTCGTAGTTATCCTTTCCGAGACTTAGATGGATCGGAGAATTCTTGCCGAGCCCCTGGTTCTTCATATCGATAGCTCCTCATAGAAGACAGGCTGGACTGTATTCCCTGTCCTGACCAAAGGGAAACCACGGCGAGAGAATCCCTCAACAACGCCATTACGCTGGCCCACGCGCACGCGCGACCCTTTCTTGAGCTTAAGCATGGCGGTTTTTCGGTTGTTTAGCGTTACCACGGCTTTGTCGGTCTTCTCATGGTACTCACGCTGATAGTCTACGGAGTCCTGGGGGTTGTCCTTCATCTTCTTGAGGTACCAAGCGGTCTGGTAGTCGACCTCGATGTCCTCCTCTTTCGTATCCCGGTCGAACTGGTAGTTCTTGTATTTCGCCTCGATTCTCTTAGCGAGCTCGGGATCATAAGTCTCCACGTGGCCAATGAGTGGCTTAATCTGGTAATCATCCACCCCTCGATCGAGGTGATCGAAGTAGCCGCGGTCGTCGTTCTTGGATGGTCCCCCGGCGGAGTCCCCGGTGAAGAGGTCCGCCTGCCCCTTGAGGTGACCTTCGTTCCGGTCTTCAGGGGATACCCAATATGTCGTGGATCGACCATCTACACGGGTGATCTTCTCGGGCACGAGTCGCCCATACTCCTTCGACTTGGCTATCATAGGGATACATAATGTCATACTATATGCTCCCCATGACAGTGTAGCCGAATTTACTGCGGTTTTCCTTTAGGTATGTTTCGATGTCCTTAAGATAGACCTGGATACGCGCCCCGAAGTAGGCGTTTGTCGCGCTCTGAGTCGAACTGAACGATTCCGAAACACCATCCATAGACAGCGAAGACGAAGAGAATCCAGCGATTAACCCATCTCCAATAATGTTGAGCAACTTACAGGCCGCAACTTTCCCGATCACGTCTCGTAAATCATTGGGGATTAGGCCCGCATTCTCAAAGCCTGCGGTATAGTCAACTTTGTAGCCGTGCGGGTAATCGCCATTCATCCAGCTCAGTCCCATAGTCATGGCGGCTGGAGCGATCCTGAATTGCCCATTTTCCCCCGCCTTGGGGTAGAAGCTTACGACCCCCTTGCGGTGATCAAGGCGAGCCCAAGAGAATAAGTCGAGGACTTTCTGATCGGCGATCCCAAAGAGCTCAAAACGGTCGAGGGAGAGCACCGGCCGCCGTCGAAGCACAATGCGCCCCGTTCTATTCCAGAGGTCATGCCGGTAGGTATAGGGGTCTTCAGCTTCATCGTAGTCGCGCCCTAATGATAGTTCTGGGCCAGGCTGGCATTTGATCCGCGTTTTGAGCAAGGTAACCTTTAGGGCCCGCTCCATTTCGGCTACCGCTGATCGTATCTTTGTTCTAACCTGGGCGTCGGAAAAGATATCTCCGTTCGATGCTCGGAAGTCGACGCCCCAAAGATACGTGTAACGAAGATCATCCGCAGTCAGTATTTCACCGAAAAGGCCGTCAGGCGGGCTGTAGTTTTCAAATGTCCAACCAACGCGGCCGGACCCGATCTTTACCCAGTCCGAAAAGGCGTAATTGGAGAGCGTCCCCGAGTCGATGGCATAGCGGTACTGGTAGATACCGTCGGCCACATCGTAGTCGGTGAATCTATTCGACGTTATGGGAGAATATCCGGAATTGGAGAAGATGGCACCATCCCAGGTAAGCCACGTACCATCCTCGCGCTTACGTTCCACTCTGTAGCCGATGAAACCGGCCACCCCGGAAGCGTCCTCAAGCGTGAGGATAATGTCGTTGTTGCTGGAGATGGCGCGAATTTCCATAGCCTATGCCTTCTCGTATCCGGGGACCTGGGCGAGATAATCGAAGTCGGGCCCCTCGACGGAGGCGACCCCCTTCTCGTCGAAGTCGATCGGATGACCGCTGACCGCGAAGACGCACTGTCCAGCCATGGTCTTGTTCTTGATCTTCCCGCCCGAGGCCTTCTTGGTGACCACAGGTTCGGTGGCCGGCGTGGTAGCGGCGGCCTGGTCCTGCCCCTCCGCGGGGGTCGTCTGTTCAGTGCTTCCGTGTGCCATGCAAGACTCCTACAGCTTATCCACCGCGGGGCTCGTCACCACATTCGTGACGTCGGCAGCGGTATGGGTCCCGGACCCCATCGCGCAGTGCGCGTTGTGGTCTGCTTTCAGCTCATTGACGAGGGTTATCGTCGCTTCCAGCCTCGTCGAGAGCGCTTTGAGCGCCGGGCAGGCCCGGCACATCTTGTCCTTCAGTTCGGGCATCTTTCTTCTCCTTCCTTAAGGGAAGCCCGACCCGCCGAAGCGGACCGGGCTGTAGATTAGTTATAGAAGCCGTCGTTCGTGTAACCGACGTTCTTTACTACGCCGTGGTACCACGGCACCTTCACATCCGGTGTTCCGAAGAGCACGATGAGGAAGGGCGTGACCGCCGCGCGGGTCGGGTAAAGGTCGAACTTCATGAGCGGGAGGAACTGGTCGAACTGGACACTCGGCTCAAGCGCGTCATGGCTGAGATACAGTATCTCGCCGGTACCCGGCAGGTCCTCGTTCTGGTCGAGCACGACAGTGGTCGCGGCGCCCGAGTCGCCGACGCGAACCATCTCCCGAACGTCGGCGCCGCTTCCGGCGTCTTTCTTCGAGCGACAGATGATGTAGCCGGTCCCCTTCTTAGCCCCGGGCGTGATCGTAATCTTTGCTTCCTTACCGCTGGCGAGGGCAAGGGATGCGACGGCAGCTCCTGCGGAGACGCCATACTCGTTGATCGCGAAGACCTGATAATAGTAGGTCCCAGCCGATGCGGAGTCGAATCCGCGACCGCCGTTGGGGGTAAGATCCTGGGCCGCCAGGGCGAAGGTGGGTGCATCCGGGCGCTTGGAGGTGTCGCCGGAGGCGGCAACCTTGCCCTTCACGTAGAACATCTTATCCGGTCCCGCTTCTTTCCCTGCGATCTTGATATCGCTGGAGAAGGGGGTTGGATACTCCAGCACGACCTGCGCTCCGCGGCGATCGTCCGGGTTGAAGCGGAGCCTATCCTTCGCAAGCTTCTGGAAATCCTGCGCGATCATGGAAGGCATGAACGCATGGGAGAGGCTTCCGCCGTTCTCGAAGACCTGACGGGCAATCTCCGTGATGGAATCCTCCCCGGCGGCATCTGACATCTTGGCTCCACGGAGATCCACAAGGTTTCGGCGACTCGCGTTCGCCTTGACCTGCTTAATCACGGAATCGAATTGGACGGGTACTACCGCGCTGTCAGCCTGGAATATGCCATACTCGCAGCCCTTGAGAACGGTCAGCGTTCCCGCGAGCTTTTCGGAGGCCACAGCGTCCTCGATGGTTTTGGCGACCTGCATCTGGAGCGTGACTTCGCGATAGGTCTGCATGTACTTCATGGGCCGGGTCACGCGCTCGAGAGACTGGCTGGAATCTCCAGCGTCGCCACCCTCGCTCGTGAAAATGTTCATGAAATCACCGGCGTCGTTTCGGCGGGTGTATTCATGCACGGTCGATCCAACTTTAGGCTTCGAGAGAAGGTTCATTAGCTTGAAATCCTCCTGCTTGGCCGCGAGAGCATTGACCATGGTCATCTCGATGTCCTGCGGGATAAGAGCTCGGCCGCCAGTCATGGCCGCAGAGTCGGTCCCGTACCCCGCAGAGAGCGCCTTCTGGAGTTCGCCTTCAGTGACGGATCCGAACATGTATTCGCTGGCATTGGTGGGTTCTAGGAAGTTCATATTGTTCTCCCCTCCTTACATGGACTTGATGAGACGGAGCGTGCCGTCGTTGAGGGGCGCCCCTTTGTTTAAACGCTCCTCGATGATCGCCGCTTCCTGGGCTGACATCTTTCCGCTTTGGACGGCCTGCATGGACTTCTGGATGATCTCCTGACGGGTCATCGAGGTCTGTTTGCCGTCGGAGCCCACAAAACTGCGCTCCTGCTTGTTTATGATTGCCTGACGAGGGGCCGGTGCATCAGCTAGGCTCTTAACGAGCTTGCCGGTATTGACGATGGCTCCGCCCATGGATTTCTGGAAGGCGACCATATCTCCTACGGACTTCTCAAGAGCTGACATTCGCCTGGAGATACCCTTCGTTAAATTGTCTAGGTACGGTGTCACTTCGAGGAAGTCGGATGACGACTCCCGCATCTCGTCGTACAAAGACTGGGATTTCTGCATTCCCTTCTTGGGACCCTTCGCGGTCGGTTTGAAGTCCTCCGGATCGGTCTCGGGCTCGTCAAGATCGTGCTCGTCGTCATTATCAGGGGCCCCAACGGCCTCATCCGGAGGAAGCTCGGAGAAGCCTTCATCGGTCTCCTTCTCTTCCTCGACCTTCCCTTTCTTGGGCTGATTCTTCATGGCCTTTTCGAGAGTCTCGATGGACTCATCGAATGCCTTCTCGAGTTCATGGTCGTTCATAAGAACCTCCTTCTTCATCTTCTCTTTGCGTGAAATTACATCGCGCAGAATTGACTTTGCCTCTTCGGGTGAGCACCCCCGATTCTTCAAGAGCTGTTCGGCTTCGTCTTCATTGCTCACGTCTCCATAGGCCATGGCCATGACAACGGCGTAAACATCGGGCTTGCGCCGTTTGCCGCCGTCCAGGTCGGACGGGATCATGGCCCGGCCTCCGGTCATCGCGGAGGAATCGGTTCCGAATCCCGCCTGTAGGGATTTAACGAACGCAGCGCTCGATAGCGCCACGGGTTCGAGCGTTTGGTTGACTGGTTTGAAGGTTATCGCAAGCTCATCCCAGAGGACCCTTACGACCTTTTCGATCGCCTGGCCGATTCGGGAATCCCAGCCCGAGACTACCTCAGGCCGCTTGCCACCGACGGAGGTCTTCAACCTCGTCGATCCGTCCTTGAGCTTTTTCACGATCTCGCGGGCGATCGAATTCGACTTATAGAGCTTCGCCTTGACAAAAGTACGGTCGCCATCCGACCACACATCGATGGGCTCGCCAATGATGTACTTTTCCGGGGACCAGTTCGGGTCCTCGGGGTCGGGTCGAAGGTGTCTATGGTCATAAGAGATAACACCATTCGCAAGGAAGTATTCTTTCGAGCCGAGGAGCGCACGCTGAAGCACGACCTGACCGTCGAAGTCCAAGTTCTCGTTCGACGCTTCGGCTTCGATGATCCAGTTTCCATGGTCGTCGGTTTCGATGGCCTTCGACAGGCTCAGCTCTAGATAGACACGTTCTCTAAGATCGATGTCGTTCATACTTCTCCATGGCGCTGAAAAAGAAAAGGGCCGCATGCCCCGAGGGGTATGCGGCCCGAATCTCCATTCGACGCCGAAATTCTGCTCTAAATGTACAAGTTAAGATTGAAGCAAACAAGGGTAGATGTCAAGAGATCATTTTGCGACCTCGCAGTGCGGCCCTGTATGCGGCCTCGGCGGCTTCATCCCCTCCCTGGGCTCTTCGCCTAAGGATCTCCACGTTCACCTGGTTGTCATCGAATACCGCCTCCATGGCGGCCTCGATCTCCTTCCCCTTCACCCCGGCTTCGGCCCGGCGCCGCCCGATGCGCGCGAGGAGCCCGTATAGCTCATCCCGTCTGTCCTGCTTCATGCTGTCCTCCATTCGCCACGCTCGAGCCAGCCATGCCAAATGTGCTTCTCGGCCCACTCGCGAGGCGAGTTCGGATAGCCGCCTCGCCCCCAGAAAATCGAGGGGCTCACCGTGATCGTACCGTCTTCCCACGTTGAGACATCGGCGGTCAGAAGGAAACCGTCGTCGTCGCGCGGGACCGGGGCGGCGACCTGCCAGTGGCCGTCCTTGTCCTTCCAGTAGTCGCCGGGCTCGACGGGTGAGCTTGTGATATTGTCCGGATTCTCTATGCGTCGGCCCTTCATGCCGCCTTCTCCTTGTCGATCCCCTGGTTGTAGCGGTCCTGTCTAACGGCCGCGATCGTTGCCGCGAGGCCCGTGTCGTCGAGTACGCCAGGATCCTCCTCGAAAATACTCCCAAGGGCCTTCTTACGCTGAATGCGCTCCCACTTCTTATCTTCGTGTTCCGTGTCGGACACGATATCGTGGTACTCGATCTCCTTGTGGGCCTGCCCCATGCGGTCGATGCGGCCTTCACGCTGTTGCTTCACCCACGATGTCTGGGGAAGATCGAAGTTTATGAGGTATGCAGCGTTTTGTAGGTTGAGCCCTGTCGCTCCTGCGTCCGAACATAGGATAACGTCGTAGATTCGGTCCTTCGGGTTCGGAGGGTTGAAACCGACCTTAACCTTCTCTTTATCGGCGCCGTTCATGCTACCCTGGATGATCCCGACCCGGTATCCTTTCGAAGATAGAGCGGCCCGGAGGTTCTCCACGGTCTGGATGTTGTGGGCAAAGATGACGCCGGGTTTCCGGTCCCCCGCCTTACTCGCCGTCTTCTGGTTGTCCTCGCCGTAGACCTTTTTCTCGATTATATCGACCGCGCGGGTGATCTTGGCGTTTTTCTTCCAGTCGTACTGGTTGACGACGCGGTTTAGGGCCTCTTCTTTGATCGTCCCGGAAGACTCCTGGAGGCGGCGCGCAATCTCCTCATGCTTCGCCTCGGGCTGATTCTTAAACGAGCTCGGGGACAGGGCTTTCATAGCCTCCACGTCAACCGCCCCTGATCGCTGCGCCTTGCTCGCCCGTTGGAACATCTCCTCGACCTTGGCATACTCAGCCGCCTGATCCCCGGTCAGAGGAACGACCTCTTTCTTGGAAACCTTCTTGACCCCCGTCACGGTGGGGCTCGCATAGTTGTAGCGCGAGATGAGCCGTTGGAGGGACCGACGAGCAAAATCCGAATCGACACCATATCGCTTGATGAACTCGTTTCGGTCAGTAAAACGGTCAGGAGCTACTTTATGGAGCACATCGAAGGCCTCGGAGATATCGTTCTTGACTGGCGTGGCGGTCTGGTTCATGAAGTACGTGACGTTCTGGTTCAGTGCGTCGATGACGTTCGAGAGCGTCGTGTCCTCTTTCCCCTTCCGGTTCGTCGTGTAGTGGGCCTCGTCCACGGTGAGCATGTCAAAGGAGATCCCCTCCTTCTTGAGGGCCTCGCCGAGTAGGCGCCGGCGCTCCTCAGGCGATTGGTCGTTGAAATGGGCCTTCATCGCCTCCGGGTCCATGCCGTTGTGCTTGGCCATGAGGTGCACCATGTCATCCCGGAGGGACTGGTGCGTGAAGACCACCATATCGAGCTTTCCGTCCTTCATGGCCTGGATGCGGTCGTCTCGGGAGAGCGAGGGGTCCGACTTCACCCGGTACTTACCCGGTTCGCAAAAGACGTTCACCTCGTTGCCGAACTGAGAAAGAACTACCGAGGGGACCGCGAAGATTGCACGCTTCGCCTTACCCTTCGACTTCAGCTCCGTGAAGGCGCCGATCGAGATGATCGTCTTCCCTTTTCCGGTTCCGAAGGTGAGGTTCATCCGCTTCGTCGCCTCGAACATCTTGATAGCTCGCTGGCGCTCGCCATTCGCCTGCATTGTGGATACGGCGTATCGTTGCCCACGGAGCTGATTCCTCGAAAGTTCGGGAATGATTGAGGCGAGCTGGGTCTCCGCGCGCTTCCCGATCGAGAGAATCTCGGTCCCGTCGTCCTGCTTGAGGTCCTCTCCACCGAACATATCACCCTGAGCCGCCTCGGCGCGCTTCTTCTCCTCGATGTACTCCCCAAGCTTATCCTTCCACGATCCCGAGGCGAAGCGCCCGTGGGAACGGTTCGCTAGCTCTCCACCAGCCTCTCCCATCTCGCGCTTGAAGCGTTCGATATAAGAGTCCCGAACATCTTTATGGAGCATCCCGAGTACGTGATCCTGGGCGTTCCTGATCTTTTCGACCTTCGTGGCAAGCTTTTTCCCCGTCACCCGGCCATAGTTCTTGATGAAGCGCTCTGTGAAGTCCCCACGGATACGGTCGATGATGGCGGCCTGGGCCCGGTCGGTATCTCCGTGCATCCGGACATATTCCCCCCAGGGACTCTTCTCCTGACGGATCTCTCCCGCATTGAATTCCTCCTCAGTATGCCCGGACATCCACTTAAGGTAGTGATCCTTCATCTGACTACGGTAAAGCTCTTCCAACTTTCCAGGGAGCTCTTCCTCGAGCTTCTTCACCTCGCGTTCCGCCGCAGCCGCGTCGGTGACCATGGACGGGTCACGTAAGTCGTCGATCTCATCGAAGAGCTCCCTGGCCCCGTCCACGTTCGCCCGATACGTCGCCCAGTTGCCGGGTACGACTCGAGCCAGAGGAGGGATGTCCTTCTCGCCGAACATGTCTTCCGTCGAATGGTGCTCGATGAGGTCCTGACGGATTACCGCAAAGGCCGCCTCCTCGCTTCCCCCGTTCTCCCCTTTGAGGAACTTCGCCCAGACCCCCTGCCGGGACGCCGCCTTGCCCTCCGCGATGTCCTGACCGGACGTGGCCTCAGCCATACTTCCCTTGTAGATGTTCCTCTCCCAGTATCGTCGGAGGTCTGTCTGATCCTGCGGAGTAAGGTCTTCCAGAAGCTTGAAGGCGAAGGCCCCTTCGGGCATCTCGCCGAGGGTCCGGTGAACGGCCTCCTCGGTCTTGTGGATCGCCTCCGCGTCATCCCCGAGGCTCTGGTTATCCACGTCGCCAGCCGGAGCCTCGGCGTCGGGACCGGGGTCGACGAAACTCTCGGCGTCTCGACGAACGAGGCCCGCCGGTAGCCAGTTCTCCTCGTCACGCTCCCCGGCCTTGATGGCTTCGACCTCCTCCTCGATCCGGAGTTCCTCGGCATCGACCGGGTGGATTAGCTTGTCAGGGGTATTTATAGTTACCACCTTGCTTCCGCCGACCGAATCAATGGCATAATCTTCTTTCGACAACCCGAGGGCGTGCATCCTGATGATCGCATCCTCATTCGAGATATCCCCGAGGTTTACCTCCAGGCTTTTCGGGTCTTTCGATCCTTTGAGTTCCAGGACCATGGCTGCGGAGGCTTCGAGGCTTCCCAGGGCCTGGCCGATTATGCGATTCGCCTCGTCGAGGTAGGAAAGTCGTGACTCGTTGAGCTCGGCCGCGGCCGCGAGGTCGGCGGGGTTGGCCGCGATCTCTTCCTTGATCGATTCGGCTCGCGCGAGGAGGTCCTTCCCCCTCTCGATGGCCTCGGAGGCGATGGTCTCGTTGACAGCTTCGTGGTAGCGCTCCATGCCATCCGCGAAGTCCTTGTAGTCCTCCGGCGACATCAGCCGACGCGCCATCATTGCAAGAAGCTTAGAGCTTGCCCCGACTCCGAGAATGTCGACAGTATCCCGATCGAGTCCTTCCGTCTTCATAGCCGCCAAGGCTATGGAGTTGAAACCGGAGTAGTTGCCGTTGGCGACCCACTTCTCAGCGCCGCCGGGGTTCTTCGCGATCGCGTCGAGAAGGGAGGAGTGGACGGCCGCCTGGCGCTCCGTCTTGATTCTCTCGGCCTCGCTCTCGAGGTCAGCGTCCAGGAGCTCGTGGAAATCCAGCGTGACGCCCTTGCCGTAGGCGAGGTCCTCGACTGAATCGGCGGCTTCGTCGGGCGTCCCGTCGAGCTTGATTTGGGCCCCGCCGTCCCTCTTCTTGTCGAGCTCGGCGAGTTTTTTCTTCATCGCCAGGTAGCGCTTCAAGACCTCCGTCTTCTTGTCCACATCCTCTATCGGAGCCCGCGGCGTCTCTTCGATCTCATACATGTCGTTCTTGACATCATTTATTCGCCGGTTCGCCTCAATACCACGTGTAATCAAGGAAGCGAGGTTGGGATTATCTTTGGAGATCTCCGCCATACGCTTGGAAAACATTTCGTTCTTTGCCCGCTTCAACGCCTCCTCATCAAGGCCTCCCTTCTTTTCGGCGCTATCCCGGTATCCCGCCACGAATCCCTTCCCGCGGCCTGAATTCTCCTTTCTCAGAACCTCCACAGCCCCAGTATTCCCGCCGAGGCCAGCTTCCACCTGTGCGCGGAGGTCCGCGTCGCCGATGAGCTCGCGCTGAATCTGTCTCACAGCATCCTTAGCCGAGGCCATGAAGTTCGACCGCTGGCTCTTGATGGCGCGCTCTTCGGCCTTTTTGTTAACCTCTAGCTCCTTCTCCAGCCGCTTCACAGCATCCTTGTCCCCATCTTCCTCGGCCTGCGTCATCTTTTCTAGGATAGCTTTCCGTGATTTTGCGAAGTCTTCCTCGATCGGAGACGGGTCCCACCCCATAAGGTCAGCCATGTAGGAGGTGAACTCCTCTTCGGCCTCAGCTTGGGCCTTCTTCTCTTCCGACTCGGCCTGCTTTTGCAGTTCCTTAGCCGCCTTTTTCTGGGACTTATACTCCTTCCTCTCGTCAGCGCTCATTCGAGAGATTTCCTCTTGCTCTCGGAGCTTTTCCTCAAGCTTCTTCCGCTTCTTGTCTTCCTTCCGTTGCTCCATCGCCTGGGCATACTCATCTTTGCTCTTGATCTTGTTCAGCTTGAGACCGTTGAGCTTCCCGCCAGCCCCCGCAATTACGTGAGCCGTTCCCTTGCCGGTGTCCTGGATCATGACAGGGGTTCCATCCTCGGCACCATTGGGATGAACCGTGATCCACCGCGCACCCCGCGGGAGAGCACTCTTCGCCTTCGGGTAGGCACCCTGGCGCTCTCCTCCGGTCCCGGCACCGATGGACTCGGCCTTCTGAAGGCGGATATACTCCCGCGCCACGCGGAGGGACTTCTGCATGGCGAAATACTCTCGGATCGAGAGTTCGGTGTACCCATCGGGCTCTACGTCCATGACGCCGGACTTCCGAAGCTGTTCGAGACCCTCGGGACTATATGCGTAGCTTTCAATTTTGTAGAACATATGTTCACCTCACGATCAGCTTTTTGCCGTGATTAGCCTTTTTGAAGGCCTCTTCCTTGAAATCCTCGATACTCGCCTCATCCATCCAACCGAAGAATCCTGGCCGGTCATACTGCTTCAAGTAGGCTTCTTTTGCCTCCTTGGGGCTGTCGAAGCCGAGCATGACCTTGTCCTCATCGTACTTTCCTGTAACCGGGTCGTTCTGGTGGACAACAAAGACCTTTTCCGACTCGGGATTTGGGCCGATGTAGCAATTATGAGTAAAAAACCCGTTGGCAATATATGTTCCGGCGTCTGTCTGAATAGCAATGTGCTCACCTGTATATTCTTCAATTTTAGCAACCACTGACTTTTCAAATTTGAGGGATTGACCAAGGAAGTTCCTCTTCTTGAAGATGGCTGGCTTCACTATTTGGGTGAACTGAAGACCCGCGTTATCGGAATTCCATTCAGAATCAAGGAACAAGGTGTTGCCTCGAACCTTCCCTTTCATACCAATCTTCAATAGGGCAACCATGCAGTCGTTGAATGTATTTTCCTTGTCCTTGGCCTGGCATATCTGAACTTCTTTTCTTAGGTTCAAACACCCGTCAGTATCGTATAATCCAGCAAGAAACCCGCGACACCAGTCATAATCATCCAAGCGTTTCAAGGTAATAAAATCCCTAGTGAAACCTACCTTGTTCACCCCGCGTATCGAAAGTTTTGCTATTTTCATAGTCGAAAGCACAATTCTTCCGCTTGCATCGATAGGTGCAATTGTTTGATTAGGATGGCGGACTAACACATCCGAGGTCTTGAGCCCAAGTGCATCCCAGTATTCTTTGACCCTGATTAGCATTTCGATACTTTCAACACCCTTGGCAATGTCGCAGTATACTTGCCTCCCTGAGTCAAAATTTGATGATCCATCACCTTTGTACGCTCCGTAAAGGTATCCTGCCATATACTCTGGCGACTCACCCCGGTTGATCGGCCTGTACAGCGAAATAAGTCGATCACCGATGCGAAGATCATCGGCGCGCTTCCACTCCTTATCCCGCTTGTTGATAAAAACATAGTGAAGATGGCCCTTCGTCGTTTCAATTATTCGACCGTCGTCAAGGATTATCCTGAGCATAGGCGAAGAAGATCGAGCGATGTTTACGACTTTCACTCCCTGATGCTTCCTATGCCCGATAAGGCTCTTGTTTGGTTTTTCCTCTGAACCTATCAGCACGTCGCCAATCGCAATATCCCCGGCCCTCTTTTCCAAATAATCTAGCGTAAGGATTTTAGTATCGGGCGATACGCAATCCAAGTGTTCTTTGTCCTTCCCGACAGTCCCTCGGATATACCCATAATCAAAATTCATCTTCGTTTTCCACTCGTGACCGTCCTTGTCAACACCACGCCGCACGCTGCCCTTCCGGTTCTCGATGCTAATATCCATGCCATGGAGCTTCTCCCTGCCCTGGAGCTTATACCCGCTCCATGTTGCGGACTTCTCCAGGCCGAGAGCTTTGAGGAACTCATTGTCCTCAATAAAGAACCGCTCGACGAGAGGGAGGACCTTCGCCTCGTAGACTTCCTGCTTAGGATGGTTCCCTTTCTTGTTCCAGGTCTCTTGGTATTCAGCCTGGGCCCCGCGCTTTGTGGCGAAAAACTGCTCGAGCGCGCGGGCGAAGCATTCGCAGGTCCGGTTCTGGTAGTCCGATTTTTGATCCTTCGCCATGCTCGAACGGAAGGTACGCGCTATCTGTCCGGGGAGCGATGACCAGTCGTCCGAGGCGTAGAAATGGCGCCCTCCCCGCGTGCCGAGGTAGTTGTCCATGAAGTGCGCCCACTCGTGCGCGAGCGTGAACCCAAAGCCCGTCTCCCCGTTCTGCATGGTGACGCCGATCGCGTGGTGTGCAGGAGAATAGACACCGACCGCGTTTCTGGCGTGCATGAGCACCTTCCCGGAATGGCTGATTTTAAGACCGAATCCTTTGGCCATGGAGGAGCGATCCCCGTAGACGCCATATACAGCGTCCAGGGCGGTCTTAATGTCCTGAATCTCCTTCGTATTTATCTCGTCGCCATTCTGGCGTTTCACGAGTACACCATAGTCATCCAAAAGGTTCTTGCGAGCACCCTTGTCCCCGTAGGATGTCTCCTGCCCCTTGGTGTAGGAGGAATAGTTCTCTTCAATCTGTATTTTCATGTCGGAGAGCTTCTGCTTCATGTCGACGACGGCCTCGCGGATAGGTTTCCATCTTTCCGCCCCCTGCATGTCGAGAATGGCAGAGGCCATGGAGAGCGTCGAGCTCATGGCCTTATTCTCCCCGAGCATCCTTACAGTGGTTTTCTTGGGCCTCATGCCGGAATAGAGCTTTGCCTGCTTTTCGTCATATCCCTTCGCGTGGGCCTTTGCTCGCTTCAGGTAGTAGTCCTGCATCGCGGCTAGGACATCGACCCCGACTCGGGCGTATAGCACCCCCAAAGGTCCCTTCCCCTCGCCCAGTCGAACCATATAGTCACTATCGCCGAGTTTCACGGCCTCAATGCGGTTACCTACACTGCCGAAGTACCTGTCGTCGATACGAGGTATCCAACCAGGAGAAGGCTTCTCCAGAATGTCCTTCTCGGGTACGAGGCTGATCTTGACCGGGATCACGTCCCGGTAATCGAGGTACTCCACCGTGTCTCCCTTCACGCGCCGCGGCTCGAAGGTGTAGGGCTCTGTGGGCTTCTCTTCCAGCTTTGCGCCGAAGAGCTGGGCCTCAGTCGCGGCCCGCGTCTCGGGCGAGGCCTTGGCCATAAGGGCGGCCACCTTGTCAGGCTCCCTCTCGGGGATGATCTCCTTGATGTCCTCGGGCTTCACGGCGAGCGTTTCCTTGTCCGTAAGGATATAGAACACCCCGTCGGTGAAGTGGCTGATCTTCCCGATGGCATTCTTCCCGTTCTTCCCCTTGAACGACACCTTGGCGCCGTTCTTGAGCTGGGCGAGGAGCTTCTGGCGCCAGAGGGCCTCCTCGACATCCGCCTCGGCAAACATATCGAGCTGGGCCACGAGAGGCTTGTCTTTCGTGGCCTCCCCAGGGAGGACCCACACGGTCGTCTCGAAGCGTGTCCCGTCCCTCGTCACGAAGATATTTTTCGGTACCAGCTTCGGATTCTTTCTCGATTTCTCCAGCATGGGAATGATGAAAAGGGCTTTTTTGAGCGGCTCCGACTCTTGCATATCGCTATTAGCGGTGGTATACTCTGAGGTGGAGGGTCTAGAAATGCCCGATTTTGAATCCGATTCAGTCGAATACTTTGAACGCGACGACACTCCCTTCGTCGAGGATCGCGCGACCGGTGATATTTTCTGGGTGTTTTCTAATAAGCCTTTCGAGAAAATGCCCAGAAACCTTGGAGCAAACGTCTGGGCCGAATCTCGTCTGCACGGCCACATCATCGACCGGGCTGAAGCGCTTCGGCTTGCTGTTGCGATGGGCCGGTAACACTGCATAGATTTTTCAGTCCTTCCGCTTCTTGCTCGCTCTATAGCTTCCGCCAAATGTTTTTTTGTCTTATCTTTCAACTTCCCAATTATCCCTGATATTACTCTCTCGGATTCTATGACGAATGGACGGGCGATTTCAAATGATGACGACCTTCGCTCGGCATAGGCTTTGGGCGATTGACTTGCCATCCACGCCTCTTGATAAAGCGCCAGTTGAGCGCTTCCCAAATAATCGAGTACTTCTTTGTCCGCATTTTCTAACGCCTTTGCCTCGCGCCATATCTCATAGAACAGATGGCCTTCCTCCTTGGCTTCAGCCATCGCCTTTGTGGTTAGCTGGACCTCGGATATCATCCCATTCGGCAGCTTCACGTTCATGTTTATGTCACGGTACCCGACCGGTGATTGGGGAGTGGCAAAGTTATTCTTCAGCCTCATCACCCGTGGGTCGGCCATGAAGAACTCCACGGCGGACGCGAGGGACTCGAGTCCATCGAATATCAATGTATGGCCATCGAAGTCGTAGACCTGGGAAGCGTCGGAAGCCCCATCCTCGCGCATCTTCTCTTCGACGCGGCCGCGGTCCTTCAGCTTGTTCCGCGACTGTACTTCTATCGCCCCGAGCTTCTTCGCGGCCGCCTCGATGGACGCCTTGAAGCCCTCCCTGGCGTCCTCAGCCAGACGGTAGAGTTCCCCGATGTCCCCGGAAGGCTGTACGAGGTTCTTCTTGTCGATCTTTTTCTGGTAGTTTGGGTCAAGTAGGCGAGCCACCTGCTCTGAAGAATGCCGTGGAGAGAAGGACTCCTCTCCCTCCTTCTGTCTCGGAGCGGCCTTGCCATCTCCAGGCCGAACCAAGCGCATCTGCTTGACAACGGATCCGTCCTTTCGGTGCACGTCGACTACCCGCCGGACCAGGTGGGAGAGGTCGCGCGCTTTCGCTAGAATAGGAATCGCGAGAAGCGTCGAGATTGCCTTCTTTAGACCAAGCCTCTTCGCCGATTCGATAGCCGCCGGCTCGTCAACCAGGCCGGCCTCGATAAGCTTCTTGTAGTAGTCGGGGTCTTCCTTGAGGTGATCCTCGGCGATCTTGCGGGCCTCCGCGCGGCCCTCGTGGTGCTCCATCTCGACCTTAATCCCCACGGCTAGCTCGGGGTTGTGGGTTTCGGCTACACCGAGAAGCTCCTTTTCCGTCAAGAGGCCCGCTGAGGATACCGCCTTCCACATGGGGCTCGATTTCTGAATGACGAGCTTCTTCGCGACTTCCCTGCGCTCCATCTTGGACTGAGGCCGAACATCGTCGAACTTAGAGACGATCGCTAGCTTCCCGTCCTTAAGCCCTACGCCGAGTACTACTCCACGCTGCCAGTCGCCGCCGGCCTCGAAATAGGCGATGTCCTTCCCATAGCGGATCAGCTCGCAGTTCTCGAGGTCGAGTCCCTGAGGGAATCCATCCAGGTCTTTCAGTTTGCTCTTGTTGCCGTAGATGTCGATCTTCCCATCTTCCCCCGCGAACAGCTTCATGAAGGCCGTGTAGAATCGGCTATCCAGCCTCCCCTTGGGGATCGATTTCGCGAGGCTCTCCTCGTTGTCGGTGTTCTTCCTGATATACAATCCGGGCATATTGGCCTCCGTGCACGTTGGTAATAGGTTTTTTCTATGGCTCGGGCGCCCCGGCGGCGCCCGACCTATTCAGAATCCCGCGTTCTCGTCGAAAAGCGTATATGAATGGTCGACTCCATCGGGATCGGTCCATGAATGGTCGCTGACGTAGGCCTCTTGGCGGCCGTGGTAGTAGACCCCGGCCAGGACAGACCTGAAGAGGTCGCCGTGCCAGGCTCGCTCTTTCATGAGATCGTCGCTATAGGAGCCCATGAACCACGCCGCCTTGTCCGGGTAGAACTGCCGGAGGGCATCCTTCACGGCCCACCAGTAGACCCCGAAGCTCTTGTAGATGCGGCTGTTCTTTTTCAGCATATCCCCGATGTTGAGGGCTATCTGCTTTAGGTACTCGTCGCCCCCCGGAACCCGGAGCTTCTTGACTAGTCCATCCACGAATTCGTTGTCGTAGAACATGCTTCAACCCTCCTTTATTATTATACCCAATCGTGGGCCGCTTCGATAGATCATGTGTATCGACTTCTCGACTTTCAGACGCTTTCTGAACGCATATCCCGACCTTCCATGGTCGTACTCGACTTCATATTCCGGATTCATGGCGATGATTCCCTGAAGAACGTATGGAGAGGGCACGTCCTGGACTCCCTGGAGCTTCATTCGCTCTGCGATGTCCTCAACTGGTTTCCATTTATCCGAGGCCATAGAGTCAATGTATTCGGCCTCCTTGCGGGCCCTATAGGCCTTCATGACCGACCCCTTGAGCGCCTCAGCAATACCAGTCTGCTCGAAGACCGGATCGTTTACTGCGCCTCCATCCGACTCAGCCTCTCCAGAGCGCACGGCTGCGATTATCCGCGCCCGGTCCTCGGCGACATAGGGGTTTAGTACATCCTTAATGTCTTTCTTGGAGAATGACCACCCCTTCGAGGCGATCTCAACCTTCCCATCAGCGTTGACCTTGCAATACCGGGTCTCCCGGCTGGTCGATAACCACAGCATATCCCGATAATGGTCTCGCTTGAAATCCTCCGCCTGTCCAGCGAAGTCCGCTGGGGAGTAGAGAGATTTTAGCCTGACCAGATCTTCCTTTGTCGGGCTTGCGACGTGTACCAAGTGCTCCCCGCCGCCCTGCTTCCACTCCTCCCAATGGGGAGTCCACCCTTCCCCCTCCTGGGAAGCGGGCTTCAAGAGCATTGTCTGCTTCTTATGGTTGATTGTCATGGCGACAAAGGGTCCGCTCCTCATCATGAACACATCGCCCGGTTTGTAAACCCTACGCTCCGCCTTGTCGTAGATGAAGTCTGGCGGGTCATCTTTGAGGAGCTCAAGATTATGGAATTCCGGGTTGTTCCTTAGGGCCTCCTCCATATTGTAGAGCTTCCGGAGGCGGTTCTGATACTGGACGGTTCCCTTGTCCCCCTCGAACCCGCGGATTGATCCTCGCATGAGGCTGAGAGCCGCGAGCGTCTGGTGGACTTTCTGGGCGTTCGCCTCCTTGATCTTCCCGGCCTTTATCTTCTCCATCTCCGCGCGCCGCTCGTTGGCCTTCTCCTTGTCACCCCACTCCTCCGTGAGGGCGAGGAGGAGCTCGTCGGGATCTACGAATGAGTCATCGTTCGGATTGGTGAAGACGTTAGACTTGGTGCGGAGGAGCTGGTCGATCCAGTTCGCTTTGTTCTGAACGAGGTTGACCGAGTAGTTATCGATCGTCCCTGCGGTGAGATAGGTATTGAGCGCCACGGACGCCTGCTTGTTCCCCTGGCGGTCGATGCGTCCGTTCCGCTGGATTAAGTCCGACGGACGATAGGGGATGTCGAAGTGGTGCAGGGCGGCGCTGTTTTCCTGGAGGTTCACCCCTTCCCCAAGGGTTGGTGTCGTCCCAATGATTACTTTGTACTTCCCGGAATTGTAGCCGTCGATTGCAGCGGATACCTCCCTTTCTAGCGCCGTGTCGTTCTTCTTCCCCCCGGCCTTCGTGATGCCGTTCACCACGACAATCTCGGATTCCTTGAATCCCTGTGCGACGAGGGCGGCCCTGATCTTGTCGTGCATGTTGAAAGATCCGTCGCCCGATAGGACTCGATCGCAGAATACGACCTGCCCGCCTCCCGTCGCCTTGAAGCTCTCCATGGCGTTCTCGGCGAGCTTTGACAGCTTCGGATTCTGCCATCCGGCATACTTCGATGGATTGTAGAGCTCGAGGTCAAGCGAGGCCGTCCGCATTCGAGAGTAGAAGGTGAGGAAGTTCTGGCCGGGATACTTCTCGTCCTTTCCGTCACTATCCAGGGACTTGAACTCCTCGAGCTGGGCCGAAAGGTCGCGAAGCACACCCGTCTGATCTTCCTGCATGGGAATGACATTTGGGTTGTTGTTAGCTTTCGGCTTCGGGAGTCCGATCTTCGTGGGATCGTTTTGGAGGTCGGTATACTTGAAGAACATATCCTGGAGGGTTCGCAGGTTCTTGAAGCCCTTGAGGACCTTCGCGTCTATGGTCTTGCCCGTGCCCCAGTCACACTTCGGCTGCACCTCGAAATCGGCGAAATTCCGGATGAAGTCGTCGATCGTCCTGATGTTCAGGCGGTCGAGCTCCTCCGGTGCGACGTGCATGAGCATGTTGTAGTATTCGAGCGGGCTGTTCGTGAGTGGCGTGGCGGTAAGAAGGAAGACGTTCTTGCCGTCATGACCCCGCCGGATGAACTCGCTCTTCTTGAATAGGCTCATAGCGCGGTCCGATCGCCGACCGTCATTCATTCCGGTCTCTCTTGAGAGGCTCGAGCTGAAGAGGTTCTTGTAGTTGTGGGCCTCGTCCACGAACAGGGCATCGCAGCCGAAGTCCTCGAAGTTGATGGTCTGATTCGTCTTCCCGGCTTCGAGCTTCCCGCGGGCGGCCTCCTTGTCCTGCTCAACCTTCCGGGAGCTCTTCGCGGCCGCCTTGTCCATGATCTGGCCGGCCACGATGTCGTCGGTGATGCGCTGGTCCTCCTCGGGCCTAAGCTGTATCTCGGAGGCCGCGGACTCGGGGAGGATGATCACGTCGAAGTCCCCATTCGCGAGCTCCTGGTACATCTTGTATCGCTTCACCTGGCTCGAGTATCCCTCCGTCTCGGGGTCCACGGCTCCCACTTTGAGGCCAGGCATGGCTTTGGCGATCTCCTTTACCCAATCCTTCACCTTATTGTTTGGGACCTGGACCATGGGCCGCTTAATCTTCCCCTCCTGCCGGAGGAGTCCGATTAGGCCGATCGCGGCAAGGGTCTTCCCAAAGCCCGTCCCGAGCGCCGTAATCCCCTTTCCGGCTCGGTAAAGGTGGTGAATGGACTGCCATTGATGCCCTCCCAGGACGATCTTGGGGCTCCACCCGTCTATTCTAACAGCATAGGTCTTCGTCGGAGCCCCGATTTCCGAGTTGAACTTCCGGTTGTAGAGTTCTTCAAGTTGCTTCCTAACCTCTGGGTTGTTCGACACCCAGTTTTTGAAGTTATCCTCAGCGTTCCGGTTGAAGGTCTCGGTGTCGATCCTGCTTGAGCGCTGTTTTTGCATGTTGAGAAAGTAAACGAGCTCATGATTGTAGTCCTGCCAGTCCCCGGCGGCTACGGTGCGCCCCTTCTCGCGCCAACTCTTCCCCCGGATGTATTGGTCCTCGTCGTAGATGACACCCCATTTCCCATCCTCGTTTCTAGCAAGGTGTAAGTCACCGAAGGAGTACCCAAAGTTCATTCCGTTGCCGTCCCGAGCCCACTGGTCAATGACATCATCGGGTATCCACGAGGACTGAGGTGTGAAATCTGCTTCCTCAATCGGAACCCAGCCGACGGCCTTCTCTAACTCATCCACGCCATACTGCCATTTCTCCCGCTCGGTCACGAACTTCTCTCCAGGGTGCGTCTCTATCGCTTTACGAAGGGCGTCCACCTTATCCCAGGCGTTTCCTGCGATGAAGTCCTCCCGGAGTTCCCAGGTGCCTTCAGGCGTGAGGAAGGCGTCGGGGCTCTCCTGGAGGGAGGCCTTGAGCCCCTCGAAGTCGTTCGGGAAGTAGGCGCGGAGCTGCTTCGGCGTGGCCTCGATCATGTTCCTCTGGAGGGTGAGGAGGGCCGTGACCGCCGGATTGTGCCCGTCGACGATCTCGATCTCCTTCGCATAGACGTTCTGCTTCGTGAGAAGGTCGTCGTCTATGCCCACGAGGCCCTCGTAGACGCCCGCCAGGGCCGCGTTGGCGTTGAGGACCTTCCGGATATCCTTGTCCTCTCGCGGCGCCACGCCATAGGCCTCATCGTAGGCCTGGAGGAGGCGCCGGGCCTCCCTCTGGAGGTCGTCCACGGGCTCGTCGGCCCTCATGGCGTCCCGGATGCCCTTGACGGCCTCGGCTATCGCCTTGACGCGCTCGAGCTTTTCGGCCGCCACCTCGTCGGCGCCTTTCACGCGCTCCCAGCGATGGTTCGCGTTCAAGCGGTAGGCCCGGCCGCCCTCGCTTTTCGTGGCTCCCACGGTCAGGGTCTTGGCCGCGACAGCCTCCGCCTCGCCCTCGGTGAGCGCGAGCTCGTCGCCCTTCTTCTTGGGCGCCGCTGTGCCTTCCTTCGTCATCGAACGCAGCCGGTCGAGGTCCTCCACCGTCATGTCCGCCTCGGGCTCGAAGCGCACCGCGGCCGCGTCCATATCGGCGAGCGAGAGCTCCCCCTCTACCACGTCTCGACCCCAGTTTCCGGCGCCCTCCGCGAGCGCACCGAGGATGTGCTCCGGCTTCTCCTTGTAGTAGGTTCCCTCGACCCATGTCTCATTCCAAAACCCGGCGGCCTTGATACCCTTATCGTCCAGCTGAGCGAGGCGCTGTCGAATTTCCTCAGGGTACTTCCGGAAAAAGATGATATCCGGTTGAACGCCAGTCTGCGTATGCTTGAAGGATCCATTTGGCAGCCTTACGGCTCCCATGAACTGACCTTTTTTGAGCATCTCGGCGCGCCAGTCCCGATTCCCCTTACCATCCATCACACCAGGGTGAACGATCAGCGCCATAGATCCTCCATCGGCAAGAGCGTCCAAAGACCTGGAGAGGAAATAGCGGTCAAGACTTTTCTCCTCAGGCATATCCATAAAGGAGGTGAGTACCGACCGATCCCCAAATGGTGCATTCCCGACAACGCGCGAAAACTGGAGTTTATTACAAAGATTGAACTGCTCGAAGCTCCCGGAATGTATCGCTGCGCGTCCCTGTAAAATCGAGGCGGCTGCTGCCGTCCTTTTATCGAGCTCCACACCATGAAGATCTAGTCCTTCCGGAGCAACTTCGAAAAACACGCCCGTCCCACACGATGGCTCGAGGACCGACTCGCCGATCTTAACCGGGACTATCTTGTCAAGCATCTTCCACGTCATCTTTGCCACCGGAGGAGAGGTAAAGAAGTCGTAGAGGACTCCGCGCTCGTCGTCCGCCTTCACTCCGCCGAAGCCCGAGTACCTCCGGACCTTATCAATGTCCTCATCTGAGAGCTCGTCGCGCGGTTTAAGAAGGATCTCGGCTACCTCCTGGTTTAGCTTCGACCTCGCCGATGGGGCTAGGTGTTTACCTTTGCTCCCCCATGATCCGTAATCTCTGAACGGAGTCTCCTTGATGGATACTGACATGTTACGCCTCTTCGCGTCATCCGGGGAGGACTCCTTCTCGGTCTTCTTAAGCTCTACGAGGTCGCCGTAGCCCTTATCCTGCTTGTGATCCTTACTGCCCAGTTTTGGTCTCTCCGTCTTGACCACCGGCGTCAGCTCCTTGGGTTTTTCTATACCTAGTTTCGGCTCATCTATCGATGGGGTATCGACGTCGAAGAGGTCGAACTGGGCCGCCCGGGGCTTCTCAGCTTTGGCCTCGCTGGGGAGTACCCATACTCTTTTCTGAAATACTGCTCCATCCTCATGGATGGTAACAATCTTCGGAACCAGTCGGGGGCTACGCCTAGCTTTGAAAATTCTTAATCGTGCGTTGTAAAAAAATTCCTGCAAGAAGCTCATCAAAACCCCCTAGCTGTTATACAGCTCGTTTATCCGCTCCATGTACCCAGGTGTTTTATCCGAAGGATTCTTTATCCCCTTTCCGGCGAATTCCTGCTTGGCCTTATCAACAGCCTCGCCCCATTTTTTTTGCTGGCCTTTCAGCTTCGCCATGGCCGCATCAAAGGTCGTAACCTTCTCTTTCTTGCCCGGTGGCGTCCATCGTGCCCATGAACCTCGACAATTCCCAGACCATGCAACTTTCCCGTTCCTCTTTACAAGCAAAAAATGCCACTTCTCTAGCTCAACATCATATACCATGCCGTCATATTGTATTATTTTAGGGGCATGAGAAGGTTTGCCGTTCTTAGAAGGTTTTTCCTTTGCAAAGTAATGTCTGAATTTCGATTTTTTAATATTTATATTATAGCAATTAGTTTTGAGCACATAACTACCATTCTTGAATTTAGACAGAACACCCTTTTGCCTATGAACCCATACTGAAGGCATCCAGCCCGCTTTCACAATCAATTCACACATATCAGCCATCATCTTTGGAGAGGAAGTTCGAATAGTTATTTCTTGCGAATCATCCGAATATGATTTTGCATGATGCTGCCCATTTCGATGAGAGCCATCACCCAAACTAAAAGCATCTAGGAATTCTCGAATATATTCAGGTGTAAGATTCTTGATAAAATCAGGTATATATTTTTGCTCAGCATGAACGCCAATATATTCCTTGAAATGCTCTGTAGCGGCACCATAAAGATATACCGCACCATTGGCATGCTTTAATAGTTTAGCCATAGAAGGTAAATCGTTTGTGATTCTTCCAGGGAATTTTTGCGTAAGTTTAATCTCGCGTCTTCGTGTATTCCCCTCTGAAAGAAACCATGCCCATAGCCTTACATAGTCTCTATAAGATATTTCAACGCCGCCAACTTCAATTGTTTTAGGCGGTTCTGTTCCAGCCCATTCACCAATTGCCATTGGCAAATAATAAACAGCGCGCTTGATAATATCTTTTGCTGGCTCCTCTTTTAAAATCTTCTGCTTCCAAAGGTTGCGTGTTGTAAAAAGCATGTGATGATCAGGCGTAACTAGCATGTCATAATTAAGGCCGTTGAAATGGATCATTTCGCCTGTATAGTGATAAGCTATCTTTTGCGTATATCCCACAAAGCCTACTTCAAGCGTGTCTGGATTTATCGCCATAATCTTTTCGCTGCCGGTCAGGTCTTTGAATAACATCCAACCCGCATCAGTCAAAACTTCAGTATCATCAGAATAACACCATGGATGCTGCGCCCCAGCCGCTACCCAATTATCATTCGCCTTCCGCCCTACTCTTGTCTTGCCTTCCCATATCGCAATCTTGGCATAGGGATCGTCTATCTTCTCATCATTGAGCGGAACATCAGACCATAGCGCGACAACGCCATTGATTTTCCTGCAATGCGGGCAGGTGGCCTTATCAAGCACTTCAATGCGTTGGTAATAGAGCTTTTCGCCTGGTTCGGCCATACTTCGCTGGTCTTTGAGGAACGCCGTATTCATGTTGTCGGCAACTTCGGTTTCAACGATTCGCTGCCAGTCGCGGTTCAGGCTTCCCATCTTGTCAAACAACTCTTGCGCAACTTCGGATTTTGACTTTTTGTCGATAATCCCGCGCATAAGCGTTTGTCGGATGGCTTTCTTGGTATCCTCGCTCGCGGATCGCACATACTGCGCCGCGCTTTCCTGCGCTATCTGAAGCCTGCCTAAATCATAATCTGAAAGTGGGAATAGCTTATTCAAATTTTTGATATCCTCTGATATCCAGTCCAGGCTTCTCCCTCGATAGGCTGCATCCTGTAAATGCAATTTCGATACAGCTTCCCATGTATTGTATTTAAGCATCCGATTGAGAATTCTGCCTGTGGAAACGGCATCGAGCACGATTCTCTGCCCTGCATTATCGAGCTTGCGATTTAGGAATTTTTCAATAGCGCCGATAAATTCTTTCCATTGACGCATTGAAATAGGCTGGCCTGTCTCCGGAGAATAAAGAATCTTGCCTTTCCAAATGAGCGGCTCATCATCAATCGCCTTGGAAAACGTCGTTACCAATGGCATATCTAATGCATTGCAAATGGTCTTATACGCCTGATCCAGTATGCCGGCAAAGTACAACACCCATTTTTGCACAAGGTCATCGTGAATCTGATACGCCGAACGTTCCTTCTCATCTTCTTTTTCCCGCTGCTTGAACGTGATAGGAACGCCAAGCGCTTTGGCAAGCGCCTTTGTCGCGAGTAGGTATTTATGTCTTCGGTTCGCCGCGCTAACATCACGCACGGTCAAGTGTACGTTTGCCATGCTACATCCTGGCTATTTTAATCAACCTTGCTGACATATTGCGCCATCTAATGCCTGCCCCAGAACGCAAGAAACTGGAAATCAGGTTCTTTTTAGATTGTGCTGTTATATCGTCATTTTGCTTGGCTATCCAGCCTTTGTACTCTTCTTTGAACCCGCTTATAAGGCGGTTTAGTACTTCAGGGCTATCTGCCATTTTATCAATCGGTAACACCTCTTTGATTTCGGCAAGCGTTAAATAATTGGGGTCTTTTATCGACTTGGCTATCGTTTCTGGCTCTTTCTCTTTTTGTTTCTTTAGATAATCTTTATATGCATCCATCACAAAAAGAGCACCGCCAACAATGTCGTTTTCGTAAGCCCACTTCGCAGCCCCAAGCATAAACCTTTCAATGTCTGCATATTTATCGCTTCCGGCGTACCTTGCAATAGAGCTATCAACAATATTGAATATATCTGTTATCGTTTCATCGGTATTCGCTGGAGGCCCATTCTTTTTTTTGCCTATAAAAGTAGTCTCCTCGAATGGCAACTTCTTCCCATCTTTGTCCAAATGGCGCGGATCGGTCTTCATGCGTCTCAAGCCTTCCGGCAAAGGCTCTTCACCTGGATTAGCATTATTGCCGTTGGCAACCTCCCATATATCTCCCTTTTTATTTATATAATCCCTTTCCTTCATGGGTGCAGTGTACATATTCAGCTCATACTTCCCGTTTTCTAGCCCGTATACTTGGAAGTGCACAATCTTTTTCGCCGGATTTCCGTCTTTATCATAAAGCGCAAGCATATACTTGTTAGTCTTTGAGACCCCAGGCTTCGCTTGCCCGATCGTTACTTCGTTGAAAAGGTCATCCTTATCAACATAAAGCCCTTTGTCGGCTAGATTACCCAACGTCTCGCTTACTGCCTCTGATAACGTATCATGGTAGACTTTGTATGAGCTCCCTTTCTTTTTCTTCTGTTCTTGCTGTGGCGCAGCTATCTCCGGATCGTCATAGCCAGGCTCAAACAGATCGCCCTGCATAACAGAATATTTGCCTTGCTTGGCTTCCTCCGGCAAAACCCACGCCATGCGCTGGAACGTGCCACGCTGCCCTTGCACCGTTATCGGTTTCCGCACAAGTTTAGGATTGTGCCGCGCCTTCAAAAATTGGCTATAAAGCGGCCCAAGTTTAATCACAAACATTGTCGGCTTGTTATTTCCAGATTCCATCATACCCCACGCTCCTACACGATAATCTCTATCACGTCGTCCGAGATAGACTTCCCCATCTCGTCGAAGATACTCCGCTTACTGCCCGCCGCCGGGCCCACAGTCCGACGCTCGCCCCCGCCTAGCCACGACTGATCCGCCGTTTCCCGGCCGCCGTCCTGGGGCCTCCCGGCTCCCACCTCTGGGCTATCTCTCCCATCGTCACCCATAAGGAGGTTCTTGTAGGCAGCCATGGCGTCCTCAGAGCCCCCTTTGCCCTCCTCGTCGACTCCATTGTAATCCTCGATCTCTGTAGGCGTAGCATCTTCGTTAATGCCGTCCTGCCCGCTTTGATCCTGCCCCTGGGCCGCCATGACCATCTGCACGACATAAGGATTGAGTGGGATCTTGGACCATGGCTGGTTGAAGGGCTTCTGATCCCTTTCAGCCAACAATTGGTCAATCGACTTAATAGACCGGAGCTCCGCCTCCATGGTCGTGTTCTTCAAGCTTGGGTCATCCTTTTCATAGCCGATGAACTCGAAGTCGAAGCGCGGGTCCAGGCGGTCAAGGATTTTCTGATAATGCGATTCCAAAAAGGACAAGACCGCCGCAAGGCCGCGAGACTTCGAGGCTTCTATTCGGGGAGCCGGGTTTTCTGGAATGACCGATGTGCTCTTCGAGGTCCGGATTCCGAGCTCCTCAAGGTCGATTCCAAAAAGGGCCGCCACACTCGACCACAAGAACTCCGTCCACTGACTGAATTCCATGTCCTTGTTAGATCCTTGGAGGGAAACCCACTCAAACTTTCTCCCCTCGCTTCCGTTACCCGTACTCCCTGCGGGGATGATCGGTACGCGCCACTTCGACATGGGCCCACCGGACATGATGTTGACTAGATAGTCCTCGATCATCTCGACCTCTTCCATGTCCGCGTCACCCTGGAGCAATAGCATTCCCCGGGGCAGGCGGTCCTCTGTGAAGAAGCCCATGTTGTACATGAAGGAGTTAATCATACCAGTTATTAGGTCGATTGCCTGCTCGACCACGGAATAACCGTAGCCCGCATGCTCTATGTCCGTTCTGGGATTCTGGTAGTCAAATATCAAGTCGTTCCGGGTGTAGTAGGCCGTTACCTGGAGGTCGACCTCCTGTACGAATCGGATGCGATCGTCTCCGTTGTAGCCCTCCTCGGAACACTTGTAGATCGTTGCAGGGTCAACAGCCCAGAAGGCATAAAGCTTACCCGCCTGCGTCCGCTGAAGCTCCGTGGTCACTTGGTCGAGGGTGAGGAGGTCCCGGATTACCTTGGCCGAGAAGTTCGTAAGGTCATCCTCGCGGTCCGGATCGCTTCCAAATCCGGTCCTAAGGAAGAAGTCCGTGTAGACCTTCATAAGCTCCTTGTCGCGCGCCGAGGGGGCCCTCTCGCTTTCCTTCAGGCGAATTTTGAAACCGCGGATATTGTTGTCGGTTGACGGCTTTAAGAAGGGCCGTGCCTGGTTGATCTGGTGCCCAATGATGGCGTTGATAATCCACGCCCGCTCGGCTACAACACGAAGGATTCGATAGTCCAGCTTCCGGTTTGGCTCAATAACATTCCGCGTTCCCTTGTACATGAGGCGGCTGTAAGGGTTCAGCATGACCGACCTGATCGGTTCGATAGCTTTCTCTGGGGTGGCCGCAGACTTGGCCGGCACGAGATCCTTGGTCTCCGTCTTCGTGACGCGCGACTTCGCAAGGAATCTAAGAATTTCGTCCTGAGATATGCGGTTCTTCATCGTATCCTCCCGAGTCTCGCCAATACGCCTGGTGCGACATATCTTTTCGTCGTCACCTTCGCAGGCTTGCCCTTTTTCTCTTCGTATTGCTTATAGAAACCGCCATTTCCGGCGGACTTTGCGGTGTCGGTAATGGCAAAATTCGCCAAAGCCCACGCCCAGAAACTATCGGCGTGACCTTGTTCGTCCCTCTGGGCGTCATAGCGAAATCGGCCCGCCAGGGTCGTCATACGCTTTATGGAGTGGATTTGCTTATGGAACTTCGGGTCGTTCTGAAGTAGGAATTCCCGCTTCTCCAGCCCCACACGGACGCCTATAGCGAGGGTTTCCTTGGACTCGGGGCTAAATATCACTCCCTCAATCTTCGAGGCCCCAAACTCGTCCTGGAGCTTCTCGCAGAGCGGCTCCCCTTGGCCCGTCTGGTCCATACATCCTCGGACTACAGGGAGGTTCTTCATGATCTTCCGAATTACGTCGAGCTGGGTCTCAAACTTCGTGTTCGTCATCTCGATCTCGGCAACGCTACGCTTCTTCCCGTCATTCGTGACGCCGATCACGAAAACCACGGCCGCATCGCGGCGTCGAGCCACGTCGTAGCCAAGGAATATCCTACCGTGGACCTCCGGATCGTAGCCGAGGAGGAGCGAGTCCACATCCTTAAAGACGTGGATTTCGATATCAACCTCTTCGTCATCTTCCCCGAGCTCCTTCACGCGATCTTCGGGCCTCATGCCCGGCGTATTGGCATGTATCAGGTCCAGGGTGATGTAACTACTCGCGCTATCGACGAAGGAGCACTCGAATTCCTGCTGGAAGTCATCCAAAAACATGGAATTAAAGATACTTTTGATGGATTCCGACCCAAAGATGTTTACCCGCTCTTCCGTCTCCATGTTTGGGCAGAACTTAACCGCATCATCGACGTTTGTGCATAATGATCCAGCAAACCACCATGGCACCACAAACCGAGCATACTCTGAGTATTTCTGTTTTTCCGTGGCGATCTCATAGAAAGTCCCAACCTTCCCAAGCGGCGTGCTTCCCACCTCGACGCAACCCCCTCGGGCTATGACAGGGAGCCCGGCCGTATAGATGATCCGGGCCTTATTTGATGGGTAGATACCCATCTCGTCGAAGGAGATATCGCCTCCTTTCCCCCGTGGAGGCCGGCAGGCGATTGATATCAGCCGACTTGTCGTCTTCCCGTCGAAATCCAAGAACTCGAGCTGGGTCTTCGTATCGGATACGATCTTCTTTTTGTACTTCTTTGGGATGCTGTTGTAGAATTCCTTAACGTAGACGATCTTTTCCTTAGCGTCATCCTCATTGTAGGATACAAACTGCTTCACATATTTTATCCTGCCCGGATCCATGGCCTTCACGAATCCTTTTAAGCCTGTAGCGAATGAGAAGCCGGTGCGGCGTGATTTTAGGATACAGGAATATTTGTAGTTAGCCTTGATGAACTTCTCCTGCCAGAAGTCAAGGTCGATATCCTTCCCATCCACCTTGATAAAGGCGTCTATGTAGTTGAGGCGTTCCTCGGGCGTCCAAAGCTTGCCGGTCATCGCCATTTTAACTTCAAGGTGTATACTTTTGTATTCACCTATTCTTCCTCCGGGAGACTTCTAGAGGCATCAAGGAAGCCAGCCGCAGCCTCAGCAGTCTGGTCCTTCTTCTTCCGCACGGTCGTCTTGACCGAAAGCTTATCCTTGATAATTTCAGCCGTGGTTTCTATATCGAAACCGTCTTCTCCTTTTTCGCCAAAGGCTTTATGATACATATTCACAAGGTCGTCCATACTCTTCTCGCGGTTGGCCATGATGTAGACCTTCATCCCACGCTGAGCGCGATAGTCGACCGAATCGATAGCCTGGCGCTGTTCGTCCGAGAGCTCGTCGAGGTCCTTAAGAACCTCTTTTTGGTATTGCTGCTTCGTTTCCGGGTCGATGAGTGTTACCTTCTTGAAATAGTCCTTGATGTCGTAGTGGACCCGGCGTCTCTTCATCTCGAGAATTCGGTGGTATTCCTCTTCCAAGTCGCCCTTGATAGTATTATCGACCACCCGGCGGATAACCTTGGCTACCTCGGGATCGTGGCGGAGCTTGTAGCCCATCTGGCGGCTCTGCCCTTTTGAATACCCCGCCTTCACCGCCGACTCCGATGACCGCATATAGGAAGAGCTACCAGGGTAAGTATACCAGAAGATAAAGCGCTTCCGCATAACCGTTAGCTTCGCGTCTCCCCAGTCAATGGAGTCCAAGTCGAGGACCTCCCCGCCCGGGAGGGCGTTCTCCTGTTTCCCCTTCCTTCGGGCCCTAGCCCCTTGCGCGGAATCGGCGCTGGCGGGGTCAGCCTTATTCTTTATTGGCATTGCCCCTGTCCTTACATTGATGGCGGAGGTATCCCCGAGCCTTGCGCCCGGTCTTCGTGATGATGGTCACAAGGGTATCGTCGACGATGATGATATCGTCGGAAATGGCGCTATTGATGTACTTTACCTTCCCGCCGCAATTTTTGCAGACCATCCTACCACCTCGCGTAAAACAAAACGGGCCGACACCGCCGCTGCTTGAGCGTGGTATCGGCCCGATCCTTCGACTCGGCGCCTTGCGCTATTCGTTTCTCTTCAAAGCTAGTATAGCTGGAAATTACCTGGACGAGAAAGGATGTTAAGCCCCTCCGCTTTCATTCCGGCGACGGATTATCAGAACCTTTTTTTTTATCCCTTCGCCCTTCTTGTAGGCCTCGGCTATCTCCCCAGGCTTCCACTCGAGGGCATCGCAGACCGACACGACATCTCCTTTCTGGAAACGGATCGTAACGCTCCCGAAAACCTCTTGCTGGCACAGATCGTCGAGGTAGTCATGTATTTCCTGTTTCGCCGGCTGTCCCATCATCGCTCCTTGGACAGACATGCGGCCGCGCCCCTCGCACAATCCGCCCGCTGGCCGTGATTATCTCTATCTCTTCTCTTTCAACCATTATTGGTTCATTGTCGTGCATTGTCCATAGTATCAGGGCGCCACAGTGAGGGCATTTCGCGTCCATTACGCTTCGGATCCCCCCGCCATGCCTTCCCCTACATCCACAGTGACCGCGCCAGGGATAATTCCCTCGGCGGAGACTTTAGCTTCCAAGCTCGCAACGAGACCGGCGATGTACCGGGCAACGATGTACTGGTGAGTCCCTGGCATGGCGTCAACCAGCCCGAGCTCACGGAGAGACTTCTCGACCCCGCCCATGTCCTGAACCTCAGGAGGCATTGATACCAGCGCGGGAGCCATACCGAGAAAGGCGCCGATCTCTCGATGCACGAGGGCGAGTGCCAATATGAGGTCCCGGGGATATTTTGAATTGGTATCGATCTGGACCTTCATGAGCTCCTCTACTTCGGCCTTGATACTCTTTAGTATCCAGTTCACGGACGCCCCTGTATGTGCCATTTCCGCCTCCATTTTCCTCTTGGAAAACTCAAATTCATTATATCAGAATAAGCAATTATCTTCAATCAGTTCAACATCATTTACCGTGCATCGCCTCCTTTATTATCCTTTCCCATTCCTTTGGTTTTACCTTTTCGAATATCTCTTCCTTGGAGAACAGGATAAGCTTGTGCCCCCTTGGGCATGTAAGCTCAATGCGGCGTATCTTGTCCATGCCCCAGAGCGCGGTCAAAATCGTCCGCCCATCGTCCAGTCGGTTGATCACCGACATGCGGCCACATACCGGGCAGATATACCAGAGATCCCGCTGCTTCGAAAACCCTGGCTCCGCCTTAGGTGCCCGCCTTATTTCCAACCCGAATAGCTTCACCATCGTCCTCCATTTGCAACCCAGGACCGAACGTCGAAAAGGTCGAGTACCGGGATACCCATTCCTTTCGCGAATTCCACCTCCACCCGAGCGCCTCGGCTTTCCATCGAGCCAGGCAGCGAGACGAGGGCGTCGGCCCCGCGAAGAGCCCGAAGATCGTAAAGCATCCAGTCCGCCCAATTCCAGCCGTACTCCCCGGCGAAGGTTGATGGATCGATGACCTCGACTTCATCCCCAAGGTGGCAGAGGTACTCCGCCGCCTGAGAGAATTTCTCCTTGTAATCTGGGATCCCCGTGATTGGCCCCGATAGGTAGAGTTTCATAAGTTCACCCCTGACACCTCGTCGAAAAGCTGGGCCTCCGGCTCATGTTCAAGGCGCCAACCGTCACGGCGTATCACGTCTGCGTCATTATCTATCCAACGGATGACTGGCGCGCTCCTAGTCGGCGCACCCTGGTGCTCCCAGACATACCAGGCCCACGAGATCATGCCCGTATGGTACTTCCCGTCCATCCGCACTCCGTCATCAAGCATAGCTCGGCGAACGAAGACGTTGAACGAGACGAGCGGCCACTCGTCCACTACGTCGAAGACCTCCCGGAAGCGGGCCGACCCGTGGAGATAGTCGATCGGCAGGAGAAGGGCAAACCGACGGCGCGCAACAGCCTTGCACTTCTTAATGAAGTCCAGGGAGAGGGAGAAGGGCGGATTCGTGATGATCGTCTCCACCTTCCGGTCCTCGAGAAGGAAGTCGATTCCGTCCTTGATGTCGTAAGCCATGATTCGAGCTCCAGGATAGCGCCGCTCGAGTACCTGCACGATCGCCCCCTCTCCGCAAGCCGGTTCCATGACCGGGAAGTCGGCCACCTCCAGCGGCATGATATCAAGGAGTCGCTCCGTCATCGATAGTGGCGTCTGGTAGAAATCGTTGGCCTTCCTCTGGCCCAAGTTGTTACGCGAGAAGTT